ATGACACAAGAACAAGAAGCCGAAGTCCAACGGTTGATAAAGGACATTGATATGACGGAGCTGATGAGGATGCTCATGAAGCATGGTAACGTCCAACGGTTGATAAAAGACATTGATGTGACGGAGCTGATGGGGATGCTCATGAAGTATGGTAACCGATATTCCAGAAGAATCTTGAAATTCTTCCGCTGGTTCTGCAAGTACGTTCCAATAATTATTATGTGCTTACACGCATACGGAATGTGGGATTTCTCGCAGCATCCAAGAGAAATGTTCATAACAAACAATGAGAATTTTCCCTGCTATTTATTCATCTACTTGATGGTGTATGTTCTGCCTATGGTTTTGATATTAGCAAGCCGATTTTTCTTCTTGTGCTGGCGGTATCGTATTCCGTTTTTCTACTTTTTTGGAGTCAACGCTGCGCATATCGTGGAATGGAGTTGGTACACTACTAAAGATATGGTTGATTCTTGCTTTACAGTTATGATTGTAACGGCAATGTTTTATCTATATGGCTTTGCTGATATGTTTATTAGTAGAACCAAGTTAGGACGTAAAATTTGTGCATGATTATGGGAAAGATATTGAATTTTAAGATACTCGGTACGGCTTTGAAGTCATTGAGTGATGCTTGCTTTAAGGCTGACGAGCAACAGAGAAATGGTGAGAAGGTCACCGCTTGCGGAATGAGTGATGATGATTTGGATAGATTGTGCGACATCATCCCCGATATGCTCAACCCTATGCTGAGCACTGAGGAGGTCAAGGAGAAGCTTCACGTTTCCGATGCTACACTTAATCGTATGGTTGCTAGAGGTGACATACCGAATGGCGAGTGTAAGAAGCGTGGGCATACGAGATATTGGAAGAAATGGGATATTCTGCACTTCATTAAGAGTAAGAGAGGTAAGTGATTGCCTCTCTTTTTTATTGTTTTCATATTTTCAAGAAGTCTTCTACATCAATGTACTCAATTCCGAAATTCTCTGCGCATTGTTTGTCGGAGTCCGAGAAGTCACCTTCTTTTCCACTAGCATCACCTATCATAATCAGCTCACTCTTTTTCCAAGAAGAATACGACTCAAGCATTCCTGTATTTGGCTTTCTCATTCCTATCTCTGCATGCGATGGGCAATACATAGAGTTGACGAAGATATTTCGTCCGGTATGATTGCGAAGATATTTTTGCATAAAGCTTTCAATAGCCTTAATCTTGCCGATAAAATCCTGTTCGTCTACAAATTGAGGGATGCCTCCTTGATTTGAGACTATTTCCACATAGTAAAGAGTAGGGAATGCATCTACAATCTTATCCAAAACCTCTTTACGGATTTTGAAATCTGTTACATCTGTAGGAAAGGTGTTTCCTGATATAGTTGTAATAATAGTGTCGTCTAAATCAATGAATAATACTTTTTTCTTGATTAAATATCCTTTTTCTGTCATAATTTTGCTTTTCTATATTGATATATTAATATCTTTATCTACGAAAATTAAGTTTGTAAAACACAGTTGTTCCGGTGTGTCTCACCATTTTTATTACAATGCAAAGATACGACAAAAAAGATGGCCTTGCAAATAAATTAATGCAAATTTTAAAACGTTATCTGTTTTTAATGAAATCATTAACAATTCTCTCTATGGTGTCTTGCTTGATAGCTATAGGGGCATCACCTTGATATTCTATCACTTGGTTGCCGCATTCCTTCCAAAATAGGTTGCTATTGATGCGTTCGCCATCTACCAAGATCCAATCCGGATGATGTTCAAACGAATGCATATTAGTTAGCGGAACGAGAATGAATAATTTATTCTCCATCTTGTTTACGAGTACCGACAAGTCATTATCATCAAATGTAATGATAACTCGATTTTCATTCTCAGATAGAACGTTAAAATCCTCATTAAAACGTTCATAAAGGTAATTTTTGATTTTCGAACAACTCATATTCTTGTAATTTTATAGGAGGGCAGATGGAAAAATCCAAGGTCTGCCCGCCAAGTTAAACTTATAAGGAAATCTTCTATAATATCGACTGACAAAGCCATCCCATAAGATAGCATGGTTCTTCGCCTTGCATATCTATTCCCAGATGGTTGCATATATGTGCTACTACATGAAACATTTCATGTGTGAGACTATTTATATACTCACCTTCAGAAGTAGACTTGCAAATGAGCACAACACTTGTTTTCTTTGAAACATTTGTGTATGTCAATCCTTTGTTTGAAGAATCGGTTGAAATGTGGTCGTATGCATCCAATAATGGTTGCCCCTTACAATCAATGGAACTTAGTAAGTCCATAGCTTCGTCAACCTCTTCTTGATTAGCTACATGACATACAATCACATTCCAATCGTATTTCTCCAAGTAAATTTCTTGTCTAATCATAATACATCATCCCATGGAATGCCGATACCATTATGGTTGCAATCGGCATAAAATCTATTAAAAATAAATCCGTCCGCTTGGTCAGGGTCATCCACCATATCCTTAATGAATTGAGCCAAAGCAGCTTCGTCCTTTAAAGAGGACTTAAAGAAATCGGCTCTAGCCATGTTTGCGACATAGACGAAATCGTAATTGTCGGCATTCTCCAACTTTACGTTGTTGACTTTAAGAAGTTCCTCGACTGTATCTTTTTCTGTCGGTTCAACTTTTTCGAGCTTACCAGTCGTTGCGTTTGTCTTGCGCATTAAGGTAATAGCCCAATCGCACATCTTTTTATTGAAGTGCCAGCCATTGTAGCGAAGGTACGCAATCATCCCTTCAGGCTTCATATCGTATGCGTCAAGTGGTATTTTGTATCTTCCCATAATAAAAGCTTTTAAAGGAGGTGGAGATTTCTCCCCACCTCAAAGTGTAATACTAATAGCGATAACCGCCACCTCTGCGACCACCATGTCTTTCACTATAGCGGTCATCATCGTCATCATCCCAATTGTCTCGGTAATCCGGCATTGGGCTTCTGTGACCCATTCGTCCATACTTGTCATCCCCCATTTCATCAATGCAGTGCATGAGTTTACCACCATACTTAAGCATCTTCTCTACAAGTTCCGACATTTCATTTACCTTGTTTTCGGTAATTTCTATCATGTATCCCATAATGATTTACTTTTTTGTATTAACTTTTTCCAAAGCCACTGACAACATAGACTTAATATCGGTCAAAGTTCCCTTCATTCCGCTAACCTCGCTTTTGAGGTTATTGATGTCTTCTTCCTGTTGTCTGTCTTTGGCTATTTGTGGATTCAAGATGGCACGCATCTTTGCACACTCTTCCATAACCTTTTTGTGGTATGACTCACTTTCCACAATCTCCTTAGAATGCCGATACATAGCCTCAACTTCTGCATCCATGGCTTCACGACTTTCAGAAACCACGAGGTTCTCTGAGTTTGCGATTTGCATATTGGAAGGGAGTTGTTTGAACTCCATTTGCTCATTCGGCAATTTCACTACAACATCAACGGTAGTCTCCATTGGTTGTGGGTTGAATTGCCCAGGAGTATATGTTGGGAACTTAGGTTGTGGGTTACTGACCGACACAACCTGTCCGATTTTGAGACTTGGGTTTTCACCCTTGTCAAGCACATAGAATATGCTGTTAGGTCGAAGTCCTTGAAACATAGCTTTGTAATGTTAATTGTTAAACAATACCCGTCATTAGCTGAAGGGTGTTAGTATCTCGCTCGAACCAAAACTGATAAACTCCAGTTCCTGCAATGTCGGCTACCGTCAAAGGATTGCCGTTGAACTTAGTTACAGCTTGGGTTACGCCATTGGTCTCGAAAAGGATTGGCAGCGTATTTGTCGTACCTGTCGGAATGGCTTGATGTAGGTTCACAAAGATAGTTCCCCTATAGTTAGCATTCACGAAGGCGTGGTTTCTGAACGAGAAAACAACATTTTCGGTGTTCACCACCACGCCTGTAGATGCGATAGCTGCCGAGCCGTTACGATTAACCCATGCAAAAGGTCTCATCCATAACATAGCAGCCTCCTTTCTTTAACCCCAGAATCCGTTGTTGGCAGCATTCAAACCATACAGACCAGCCTGATAAGCGACACAATTAGGAACCGCAGTAAATGGGCTGTAAGGCGTAGTTACCGTCTCTGGCAACTTACACTTGATACCAGCCACCTCACTCTGCAAGCCAGCCAATACCGCATTGATAGGTGCTACAGCCTGACCCACAATCTGTGATGTCATAGCGGAAGACTTGAAGGTACTGTTCTCCTCACGAAGAGAATCAATCTTGTTCTGCATCTCACGCATCTCAGCCTGCTTCTGACCGTCAACGATGGTCTGAGTGCTCTCCTTGATAGCGTTGTGCAAGTCACAAGTCTGGCGCTGGGTCTCGTAGGCCACGTTAGAGAAGCCACGCTCCTGTCCTACGGCTACATTGTTGATGGCATTCTGCAAAGTGCCAGTCTGCTGACACATAGCCAACTTGACGTTTCCGTCCATAGCCGTAATATTATTATTTACACGGCAGCAGCAATCAGCGAGTTGTGATGCAATCTGCATATTACCTTGTTGAAGAGCGTTGATAGTTTGCATTCCGCTCATGCCTACTTGGTTGCCCACGTTCTGGACTTGGGTTGTCAAGGCAGAGATTGCTTGCTGAATCTGTCCTTCAGTACAATTGAGCTGAGTTGCGAGATTACTGAGTGCATTACGATTGCCACCGATAGCATCCATAAGCAAGGAACGACCATAGTCATTGTTGATTTCATTGGCAAGACCTGCGCCATTACCACGACCACCAAAGCCGAAACCATTACCGCCCCAACCACAGAAGCAAAGGATAAAGAGCAGCCAAATGAACCAAGAACCATCACCATTGCCGAATCCGTTATTACCCTTCATCGCAAGAAGAACGTTTGGATCAACGCCTCTCTGTTGGAGCAAAGGAGCTATCAAGCTCATCATTCCTCCATTGTTACCTGAACCCTCTGGATTAAAAACATAAGTTTTTGATGTCTCCATAAGAATAATCTTTTTGTGTTAAACCTTAATTAAACTAACTCTATGTAACGTTACGGCTGCAAAGTTACGAATAATAAGCAAAAGGTTTAACAACTCTATCAAACTTTCTTTTAATCGTTAATAATCAATAAGTTAAAGTGATAGGGGGTAATATCATACTTTCGAATGCATGAAAATCAAAGGCTTGTTTGCAAATTCCGTTTGCAGAAAACGAAAAATGCAAACGGAACTGCAAACGGAAATTAAGCACACACAAACTTGAAACCAAATTTTTCAGTATAGTATTCCTCTTTAGGGTGTCTTTTTGTCTCGGAGTCATAGCAGAGAATAAACGGCTCACCCTTAGAGTAGAAATAGTTATAAGATTTTCGCAAATACATCTTCGCATTCAAAGCCTTTGGGGAGAGTTTTCTTATTCTTAACCTTGTTTCTTGAGGCTTACCTGACAACACTCTAAGTTCGTCCATTTTGTATTGCATGTGAAGTTTTCTTCCTTTACTTGCATATCTTTCTTTATTCCAATAGTTTCTTAGAGACTTGTTTCGCTCTTTACGAATTCTGTCTGCCGTTTCTGCGTTATGTTTCAATCCAAGCTTACTGACCTGTCCTAAAATTGTCGATTGAGGAATATTCGTTACTTCTGATATTTCTCTTGCCGTCATCGTTTGGTACATGTCGGAGATTTTACGGATAGTCTCATTATTCAATTTATTGTCTATTTTCGTACCACCTAAAATAGAGATATACTTATATAATGTATGTAAGGTTACACCAGCAGCCTTGGCTACTTCCTTTCGTGGGTAGTCATTGATATGTGCTTTGATGTAGTCCATCTGTTCCTGTGTCAATCTTCTTGGCATTTTTCGTCCTCCTCAAAAGAAAATCCATATTTGTTCTTGTAGTATTCCTCATTCATCCTTTGGGTGTTCCGGTCATAACCTAAGATGTATGGTTCGTCTTCAAAACCGAAATATCCATGCTTTGTTATGAGATTGTATTTGGCATGATATGCTTTTGCAGGTAACTCTGAAAATCTAAGATTCGTTTTCTGCGGAATGCAGGACATAAATCTGAGCTTTTCTGCACGCATAGTTCTTTTCCAACTTTTTACCCTCTTATTTATTATTGCTTTCTCATACGCTTTCTTTAAGTTTGCCAAACTATTCTTTTTAAGTCTTTCGATAGTTTCTTTCGAATGAGTAAGCTTTAGTCTTTTTGCCGCCTTTCCTACTGTAGATGGATGACACCCTACAATCTCGGCAATCTCTTTGACCGAATGGTTAGGATAGAGATTTATGATTTGTTCATCACGTTTCCTGTTGGGTTGTGGAACAAATCTTTTGTGCTCAAAATTACAATCGCATTCGTGCAATATCTTGTATAGAAATTTTATGCTGACACCCATTCTCTGTGCCAACTTATATCTTGGTCGCTCATTTATATGCGCCTTAATAATGTCTATTGTGTCTTGTTCTATAATCTTCATTTCTATTCAGTTTTTATGGTGTGACTCACCTGTTTTTTGCAAAGGTAATTAGATTTTGTTGAAAGAGCAAATATTTTAATGTGTTATAACTTAGTTTAAGGAAATATTTAATTATTTGCACAAAAATTAATTGTGTAGTTTTCTGACTCGGCTATTTTCACATTATTATATATAAATAGCTATCTTTGCAACAAAAAACATAAGGAAATGACAGCGGAAACTATTCAATTAATACAGACGGGAATTAATCTTCTTTGCGCATCGGGAGTTATCTCCACGTTGCTGTACTATAATAGTAGAAAACGAAAGGAGGCGGCACTCGCATCACAGGAAGAGAATAAGACTATTTCATCATATGCCGATGAGTGGAAGGCTCTCTATGAACGTTCCAACGAGTCGGTCGTTAATCTTAACAGTAAAGTAGATGAATTGTATGAGGAAATCAACCAATACAGAATTACGATACGCAATCTTAGGGACGAGAAGAACGATTTGAAGCTTGCCTTGCATGAGGCACAATGGAATAGATGCATCAAGGATGGATGTCAACTTAGAACCCCACCAAGAAAGCGAGAATCCTTAGAATCGTTGGTTGAAAAGGAAGAAGATGCGATATATCGTGATAGGGAGGATTAAGTTATGATAAAGTATCTGAAATTACTCATACAAGTTAATAGCGGGCATTCAAGCAAGGCATTCTTTTTAGTGTCCGTTACTTTGATAGGTTTCTTGATGCTCCTGGTTGTCTGCTTTATCTTAGTGTGGGAAGTGGTAACTTATGGGACTATCAAGACCGATTTGATGGGGTTAAGTGCATTTGTTGGTAGTGTGGCTAGTTTGTTCGTCACGGCTGGCATTACCAAGACGATAGGGGAGAGAGGGGAACACAATAACAATAACTTAAAGACGGAGGAAAAAGACAATGGCTAAATCGGAGATTTTAAGCGAGTTCGTGCTTAGTTGGGAATCATCTAAGTACACAAACAAGCGGAGTGATAGAGGTGGATCGACAAAATTCGGAATTACTCTTGCTACTTGGAAGAAGGTGGGTTATGACAAGAATGGAGATGGAAAGATTACTGCCGAGGACGTTAAGCTGCTAACCAAGTCGGACTATGACAGAGTTTTCAAGAGGAACTACTGGGATGTTTGCTATGGTGACAAAATAATCAATCAGTCGGTCGCAAACCTTCTTGTAGATTTCGCATACAACAGCGGATGTTCAAAGGCCATCCAGAAGATACAGAAAGTTGTAGGAACAAAGGTGGACGGCATCATGGGCAAGAACACCTTGGCGGCTATCAATAACTTCAATCAAGGACAGTGGGTCTTGTTCGACAGTCTGAAGGTCGCTAGGATTACCTACCTTAACGACATCGTGAAGAACGACCCTAAGCAAGAGGTAAATCTGAAGGGTTGGCTCAGACGTGTCGGGAACATCAAGTACGGAAAGCTCGTCTGCGATGATGGACGTGTAATAAACAGCTAATAACACAAAAATAGCTCCATCGTTCTAGTCGGTGGGGCTATCTTCGTTAAAGTCCTAGCTTGGTGGTTATCCAAGAGCCTATTGGAACATTTTCCTCCTTGGACTTCTGCTTTATATAGTCCACGGTTTCCTTTGGCATCCTTATGCAAAGGTTCACGTTGTTCCCTTTCTTTCGTCCGCTTCCAGCCCTTGCACCTCCTCTGTTACTTTTCTTGTTATCCATATCTATTTTGTTAAGAGCCTTACGTTTGCTAGGGTGGTACTTCTATTGGAAACGAAAAAGTGCTCTCGTTCTAATTTATCCCTAACCAAATTGTCTATTTCTCCCAATTTTTTCTTGCATACATTAAGTCTGTTCGTTAAGTCTTTGATTTGTCCATCTAGTTTCTTGAATTGGAGGACGGTATCTTCGGGCTTACAAACTTTGCTTATGTTCGCTATAATAGCTTTCATTGCTTTGTTTTCTTCTACCAGCTTGTCGTAGTTGCGAAGTATGGGAAGCATCTGCCTCTCATACGGAATATTGTTTTTTGTCTTACTCATATAGTTTTATTTTAAAGTTCAATACCTCGCCATCTCTTGATAGTACAAAGACTCTCGAAATTATCAATATACACTTTGTCCTTATTGAAGTGGGCTTGTTGTATTTGGTATTTCATCCAACCGATGTTGCAACCATTCTCGCCACCTTCCCAATGGTAGTAGCGATAATGCAAGCTAACATCTATGTCAAGCACATCATCTTCTCCAGATACTTCTGATGGGTGAATGTGGAGGTCAGCCTCAACATGAATGCTCTTGAATATTGCAGGCTCCATCTTGAAATCGGAACTTACGATGTGCATTTCGTCCTTTGGTGTGAACTCAGCGTATATACCAAGTCTCTCACAAGTCTTCTGTATATCCTTGGCTATGTAGGATAGAATGTTTTTATGCTCCATAACTTATGAATATTCTTGATTTTCTTTTTCACAATTATCATATCCGTTTTTGTAGCTCATAGAACTAATATCGTTTACTATGTTTGCTATCTTGTCTAAGTTAGTTTCCGACTTAACTCCTAACTTTTTTAAAAGCGGAACAAGCTCTTTGTTAAACTTATCGTTTGGGCTATTATTGCCCCAAAAATCACTATCTCCGATATAATATTCTTTGCTCATTTTATTAATAGTTTTTGAATCTCTTTCATGTCCGTAAATCTAAATAGTTATGCTTTTTACAACGTATGCAAACTTCATCGTACCATAGGCGTTATATTGGATAAGTCGCATAGAGATTGCATATTCATTTTTTAAGAATAGATAACCTTCTGCTATAATAGATTTTTGTACTTCTAGGCTCTTGTCTGGATTGACCATCTCTATAGCCTTGCATCTACTCTCAACTACAGTGAGGTCTGTATCAGATAGCATTTTAGTTATTTCTTCTTTGGCTGTTTCTTCATCCTCATACTTAAAATTGTTTTTAGCGAGAATGCGATTAAACATCAAATCTGTTGTCAAGCTTAATTCTTTCATATCCGTAAGTTTAAATGGTTATTATGCGAACAAAAGGGCACATTGAAACTCGTTCTCGAAACGCTCTCTTGTGTAGTCTGCGAAGCGCTCGAACTTGCCACCTTTTGCGAACTCCTTAGCATCTGCAATGAAGTTACACTCCTTAATGATGGACTTAGCTTGAACTTGCTCAAATCCGAACTCGAAGAACTCACGCATTCTTTTTTTATTAGTTGTTGCCATATTCTTTTCGCTTGCCGTGATGCGATAGGGCTTAATTGTTAATAATACAGTTTCTGAAGGTGTGTCTCACCTTTCTAATTCTGTTGCAAAGATACAAAGAATATTTGAAATATGCAATAAAAAATCAAATCATTTTCTTTGCTTTAACGTCTTTTGGCTATAATAGTAGGCTTGATTACATTCGTTAACAGAAAATGGCTAGTTTTTCACTTATTCGGGTTTTGAAAATAACCCAAATGGCTCTTTTTGTGCCATATATAATATAATTTGTACCTTTGCACTCAAAAAGGAGGTTGATATGCAACTAAGATTTGATTGGTGGCGTTGGCTCGTTACCATATTGGTAGGTTTCTTCATCATGCTTATGATGTACGGATGCCGGACGACAAGATATGTAGAAGTGGAAAAGGTGGTGCGAGACACTACTACTTATGCTCACTGGGACTCTATCGTCAATGAAAGGGTCAGGCTCATTCAGGATAGCTTACTCTCTTACCATTGGGAGCAGACCGAAAAGCAGGTTAAGGATTCCACATACATAAAGGATGATGTCAAGACAAGGGTAGATGAGAGTGGTAAAGTGCTAGGTAAGGATTCTATTCACATAGAGATTAGATACAGGGATAGCAAGGAACTATCCAAGGTTCGTGATAGCCTTATTCATTATAAGGAGATAGCAGAGCGAGCAAGTATATACAAGGCTCAGAGGGATAGTCTCAACAGAGAGTTGAGTATTGTCCAGACCAAAAAGGAATATATCGAGAAAGACTTGGCAGGATGGGACTTATTCTATTGGAAATTCGGAATGATTTCCTTTTGGGTCGTTTCCTTGACGCTGGTAGCAATGATTTTCTTTCTCACGGTAAAATACAAGAAAAAGTTTTTTCATTAGGTTGGTTTTTAGTTATTAGGGTTTTAGATTGGTTTTTAGGTAACAACTTGTGGGGCAGCTGCCAGTGATGGTGGTTGCTCTTTTTTATATCTTGAAAATGCATTAGAGTGCAAAATGTTAAAATCGCAAGCGGCTTAATGTATTTATAGTTTTGTGTATGTAACTAAAATTGCGTTGTGTGTTAAAAATGCACAATTAGAGCAGAATAACACATTAAAGCTCTTGCAGTTTGAAAATAAATTAGTATCTTTGCAGCGTGCTTTGTTGGTGCTGACACGCTTACAAGAATCAATAAGATTTTCCTTGGCGAAAGCCATACCACGATAATCCTTACCTAGATTTCGGTGTCAGACGAATGAAGGGTAAGGATTTCTTTTTAGAATCCTTGTTTTGAGTCGAAACATCCTTAGATAGTTCTAAGTTAATAATGGGCTATAAATGTTGGAGTAGGCGAAACACAAATAAGTTAAACAAATAAGGAATTTATGGGAAAGCATTATTTACATATACGTATGGACTTGGTAAGGAAGTACACCTATGGTGCGTCATCGCAAGAAGTGAAGGCGCACAAGGAGACTCTTTGCTTTGCCATTTGGTGTAAGATGCAACGTCGCAATTCCGTTATTTTTAACTTAACCATCAAGGATGTAAAGAAAAAACTCGGTGTAGGCTATTCAAAAGCAAGAAAATTGCTAAAGAATGTCAAGGAGGATGAACTCTTTACAGAACTTGGTAACGGGCGATTTATCGTGAATACGTTCCGTGATAAAGAATGGAAGCCCAATAAAAAGGGCGGTCGCTTCCAAGGGGCTTACGTTTGTCGTATTCCTATTAACAAGGACTATAAGCTAAAGGAGTTATATTCTATAGTCAATAATATTTTGTACACTTCGGTTATTAGTGGTGCTCGTCAAGACTGTTTTAACGTTGGTAATAATGATTGTGCTTGGCATCAACTAACTACTAACTCGTTTGCAAAGGTTGTGAATATGGGTCATGGCTCTATATGTCGAATCAAGAAGAATCTTATCAGCGAAGGTAAGATTAAGTCCACGTATGCGGAAATGCACATGGCAGATGATAGAAACGAGGGAGAGGTGGAGCGAACATTGCAAAGGTTTGGTCGTAGGAACTTTACGTTTAACGTAGGCAACCTGCACTATTTAATCATACCTTGCTCTTACTCTTTTGGAGACCGAGAGACTTCTGTTGCTATCAAGCACAGAATCTATGGTTATAAATTGAAGGGACATGGTGCTTTTAAAAAAGGCACGAACAAATACTATAATGGATCAATAGGATTAACCAATATACCTGATTAAAGGTCGAGTTCTATTTTGGACATTTTCATATTAGTAGTTAGTTGGAATATATATTTAGGGAGTCTTTAATAGGCTAACGTGTTCCTTATTATATTACGTGTTATTATTATATATACGAGATTATGAAGAAGTATGAATGTTATATAAGTTTAGCTGGTAATGTGTGTGGTGACAAAGGAAGTTATTATTATGCGTTTGCTACATTTGAAGGAGAAAAAATGATTGATAGTGTCGCAACAAGTCGGAGTCTTTTGGTATATCCTAAAAGTCGTTTTGTCCCGATTTTGACTAAGGCATTAAGAAAATGCAGAGGTGAGTTCCATGTGTATGTGTACTTACCAAAAGGCTATGATTTTGTAGAATTACCTAATGGTGAATACCAAATATCAGCTTCGTACTCCTGTTCCGAGATAACTGAGTACACTTATAAGTGCAGCGACAAAATAACAATAAAGAAGTTTGATGAAAATAGTAAAAGATGTTTGGATATACAACAAAAAGCAGAAGAAATAAGAGAAATTAACGCAAATAAAAAAATACACAAGTCAATAGCCAAAGAAATGAAGGCGAAAGATAAAAATAGCAAGAAAGACTTGCGTAGGGAAAGATTAGTTCCGAACTATATTTGCTATACCGATGGAAGTTGCGATAATTATTCCACTCACAAGGCAGGTGGCTCGGCTTATATCGTTGTGAATACAGCTACAGGTGAACTTGAAAAGGTAAAGACACATCATTGCTTGCATACGACCTCCAACAGAATGGAGATGTTGGCGATAATATCAGCCGTTAATTATTGCCCGAAAGGTTCTGTCGTAGAGGTTCGAAGTGATTCTAAGTACGCATTAAAGATGTTCCGCTATACAGATTGGGAAATAGGCGCAGATATAAAGAATCCAGACTTAATTAAGTTGTATCGTAAGTGTGCAAAGGATAAGCTTGTTGTTTTGACTTGGGTAAAGGGGCATAATGGTGATGATTTGAACGAGCAAGCGGATTGCTTGGCTTTTGGTGCATATGAGAAAGCATTAAAAGAGAATGGTTTACCAATGGCTCCTGAGAAGTATCGTGCTATGAGACGAGGCAAGCAGACGGTGTTTGAAACAGATAATTAAAGATAAATTTGATTTATTATGAAAGAGTTAGGTTTTGATAAGCTATACGTAAAGTTTTGCAATTTATATTGTGAGTATCGTAGTAGAAAGCAATTCTTGAAGTGGTTGAAATCCGCAAAGAATCTTTCTGAAGAGTTGTTTGAAGTAACGCCAAGTGGAGGTGGTTCGTTTGATGTTGTGTTGTCTTTTGAAGAGATAAAGGATTTATTTCCGATTATGGAAAACTCATTGCCTAAGTATGAAAACGATATAAAGCAAGTTTTGTTGGCCATAAAGGAAATGGGACAGCTTGAAGTTGCAAAGATATGGCATGAGGATGATTGGGGTGACGGCTTTGTAGAGGATTTTTGTAAAACCCATGATATTTAATGAAGATACATACATTTGAACTATGTGCCGGATATGACTCTCAACTGATGGCTTTAGAGCGGTTGAAGAAGAACCATTCTGATTTCGATTACGAGTGCATCGGCTGGTCGGAGATAGAGCCAAGTGCAATAGCATTGCATAATGCTTGCTTTCCTAGTCTGTCCGGTAAGAATTTCGGTGATATGACCAAGATAGATTGGAGCAAGGTTGCCGACTTTGACTTGTTGACATACTCAACACCTTGTCAGTCTGTTTCGCAAGCTGGAAAGCAGAAAGGAATAGAGGAGGGAAGCAATACACGTTCCTCTATCCTTTGGTTCACAAGAAACGCCATTATTACTAAGAGACCGAAATACCTTCTGATGGAGAATGTTGAGGCTTTGGTTCAAGACAAGTTTATCGGCTACTTCAATAAGTGGCGCAAGGAGTTGGAATCCTACGGATATGACAACTGTGCTAAGGTGATAAATGCAGCCGATTGTGGTGTTCCTCAGAACAGAAAGCGTGTCTTTATGATTTCTATCCGAAATGATGGTAATAAGATAGATTATCATTTTCCGAGAAAGACAAAGTTGGAGAAACACTTGGTTGATGTCTTGGAGAAAAATGTGGATGAGAAGTACTTTTTGAGCGATGCCCTGCTATGTAAAGAGAAGTTCGTATCAAATAAATGGAAAGAGCCTATGAGCGCAGCTATAAGAACTCGTTCTAAAGGGAAGTGGATAAAAGGCGAAAAGCATAGCCCAAAGGTTGAGCTTGGAAAGAATATAGCCAATACCATTACATCTGCGAGCAAGGACTCCTTGGTTGTGCTTAGAGAGACAAGGTTGCGCATTAGGCGTTTGACTCCGAGAGAACTCTTCCGCTTAATGAACGTTGACGAAGAATACATAGACAAGATGCTTGAAAGTGGAGTGTCGAAGTCAAGTCTTCAAAAAGCTGCTGGAAATTCGATTGTTGTAGCATGCATGGAAAGGATATTAGAGGAACTTTGGTTTCCTGAGAACAATTTAAAGGTTGCTGATGATGGTCAGCTATGTCTGTTTTAAATATTGATGATATGATGTTTTTAAATAGTAACGAGAAAAAGGAGAAAGCAAATGCTATCTCATACAAGATAGATGAGTACATCTGGGGACGAAAGGATTTTGTTACCGATTGCCCCTATGGTGAGAAAGGCAGATACACCAATGTCATTAATAAAGTTGGTGATTTGGGATGCAATACTTGTGAATGGCAGGAAAGACACAGCCAAAGTACGCAAGTTGTGATGTGCTCCCATCCAAAGGTGGAGAAGAGCGAGATTAAGAAACTTTTTAAGGATATGTGATATGGATAAGGAAAAATTAAAGAAAGATTACGAGAATGCTTGCAATGCTTACTTGGAGGCATTTTGTGAGAAGCATGAGTTTTACGGATTGGATAATCCGGAGACATATTGGATTGATACAGGTGGAATAGCCAATTGTGGTGATTTAACTTTCGATATGGCTACTATTGTAACTGATATTGACAAGGAAGCTCCCGAAGAAGAGTTGTTGAAGTGGTACGATTATACGATTGAAGCTAGTGAGTTCAATTTGCCTATTCCAAACTTCGATCATTGGCTCATAGGGTGTCCAAGAACACCCAAAAAATGGTTTGAAGACATGCGAGCAAAGCGCAAGGAGATTGATGATTTATTGAAGGAGGAAAATGAAAGATTGAAAAATGGAAAAGAGTAACCTTTTTAATTATTTACAGAGGCTCTTTGATGAGGGTCTCTGTATAAACACTACCGAACTTGAATTCGGAACACTTGAAGTAACGGCAGAGAATCGAAGCCAAGGCAAGCAAATCACATTCTTTGCAAAGGGCATGGAGGATGCAAAGCAGAAAGCTGCGGAATGGCAGGCTGGTCAAATACTCTTGAATTGCGAAGATTTCGAGGAGATTGTTATGTTCTTGGCTCAAAGAAAGAAACTTAAAAAGGAAATGTCAAATGGATAAGAATTTTAGAAGTTGTTTTTGTTGCGTCCATTTCTTGGAAATACAAAATACAAGTATAGGAAATATTTTGAAATGCAAGAAAGGTAGCACTACGAAAGTACAAGGGAAGCGACTGACAGAAATCGCTGCAAGATGCAAAAATTACAAAGCGTGAGGCACACGTTAAAGGTAATAGACAACAGGGGTATTTGAAAGAGAGCGAAATGTAAAAAACTGCAAAACAAATAGTAGATTCTATATAGTAAGATTAAAATATATTAATAGCGATAAGAAACACATTAAATTATTTGCATATTACAATACTTCTTTGTATCTTTGCATCGTGATTAAGAAACAAATGTTATTAATTAAAATGGTGAGGCACACCACAAAAACTGAAAGAAATGACAAAGAAAGAAATTTTAAAACAATGGCTTGAAGAACCAAAAGTGAAATATTGTAGCAATTCAAATTTCACGTTAGGTTATGGTGATGGATGGGATTGGGTTAAAAATGTCCTACGACCAACTATCACGAAGAACGCTATGTTTCTTAGATTCTTGGAGCATGGCTTCCGTGAGATAGAAGAGTTTCTGAAATCAAAAACCGGAAAACCTAGCGAAGAGGATTGCACTTTATATTCCGTTGGGTACAAAGATGGAGTCAATGATGCCATGATTGCAATTAAGAATAGATTTGAAAATTTAAAATAGGAGGTTTTAATGGATTTAGGAAAGGCGATTAAGACAATGAGGGTAAGCAAGGGCTTGACCCAACGACAACTTGGTAAGGCTATCGGTTGTAGCGAGACAAATATGTTGTTTATGGAGACCGGAAGAACGTTTCCACGTAAGAATAAGATTGATGCAATATGCAAGGTATTGAAGATTCCGATGTCTTATTTGTTGATGTTCTCTATTACACCGGATGATATTCCCGAAGATAAGCAGAGTTTGTATACAAGCATCGTTGAGCCGATGCGTAACGAATTTATTAGGGAGTTGTTGCGATGAAGAAAGGCTATTATTTTGTGGCTAAGTATGTCAAGAATGGCATAACACGAATATGTACAGGTACACAAGAGACGATTGAAGGCTATTTTGATTTTGTCAGTGCTGGAAATTTTATCGCAAAGGAACATAATGTTGATTTCAAGGACGTAATTGTAACTTTTTGGTCAGAGATTAATTCAGTAATGTTGGATAAATATAAGAAAACATTAGGAGAGCAGAATAATGGTTGAATTCGAGTACGAAGGAAATATCATTTGGAAAAATTACGACTTTCATTTTATGCCTTGTGTAGGAGATAAAGTTGTGATTAACAACCTTACATATAAGATTAAGTCTCGTGTGTTCAAGTGTGATGGGAAGATAGTTAAAGTGGTTTTAAAAAAGGTAGATAATGAAATTACGAATAGTTAAACATGTTTGTGCCGATGGAGTAGAAAGAGGTATCTTGGAGTACCGCAACCATTGGTGGGAGAAGTGGAAGCCATTGCATCAGGAAGGCAAGCTGGCTTATGTCTCATATATGGGAACGAAACCATATAAGTCATTGCAGGAAGAGTGCTTTGATGTACTTGGATTGAATGAAGGACAGATAAAGGTGCGTGAACAGATGTTCCGTTATATCTTGGATGCAGAAGAGGTATATGTTGGTGCTAGAATAGGCAACGAATATCATATCGGCTATGATGTTGATAATGATGAGAGTCTGGAAACGCTTAGAAATTTGGAGGAATAGTTATGCTCGGAAAGATTTTTTCGGTTATGACCGATATTATATATCGAAGAGAGGAAAGTTTGAATCTCTTTGAAGGAAAGAAGAAACTTGATAAGGTGGTGTCTGGTCGGGTAATCAGAGAACAAATCAAGTTGTTTGGTTTCACCGTCAGGACAAAGTATTTTTATCAGATTTGCTGCCCACAAGTCAATATGAATGATACCCACGAGGTTTGCACATTGAATAAGGTCGAGGATTTGGTAAGAACAGAGTGCTATAACAAGGTTGTTGAATATTCTAATAGAAAGCATCATGCCTAGTGTAAATTGTTTCAGAAGAGTCTTGTTGAACGTAGGTGGCAAGAAGATAGTCATAAGTGTTCCGAATGGAATGACCGAAACCGAAGTGAATAAGGTTATGGTCGTTACTAGGGCATATCTTCAGCAGTATGTATATGTCGAAATGGTCTTAGCAGAGTGCTTTATGCAGAAAATCGAAAAGAGTATTCTGAAGAAGAAATGCGTTAGGTTTGAAGTTAAGAAGAAGTGGGTGGACTGCAAGAAGAACCTTCGCAAGGTGGTTAAGTATTATGACGCTTATGTTCCTAATGCAGATTTTAATGAAGAATTCGCAATGACGTTCTATGACAAGATTAGTGGAGACTTGTATAAGTTGCGAGATAAGCTTGCTTTAAGATTACAGAACTTAGGGATTGGTGAAAAATCGGGAGTTTATGCGAATGCAATCATTCTGTACAATCTGACCAACCTTTGTTTGGGAACTTATGAGAATATCATCCGTAAGCTGTATGAAGATTTGCATGTAAACTTAATGCAAGCGTTCAAGGATTTTGCTCCTATCTTGGCCTTTGAAAACTCTTATGACTTCATGGCATTAGTGATGGATAAGGATTTCAAGAGATTGGCTGACCATTTGATGACAAAAGAAATTCTTTCTTATTTCGATAAGGTAAGAAAAGGTGTCTTTGACGAACAGACTTTGAATGAGGCGGCTATCAACGCAACGGAAGACCTGAAGGACGATGAGAAGGATTTACAGCGAACTTATATAGGAATTAGTGACTTTATGAAGAGTGACTATCCTTTGGAGAGTGTGACATCTAAGAAAGTCAGCTGATGAAGATTGAACCAAGTGAGTTCTTGCCGATAGGTAATGAGTTTCAGAAAATCTTCGGTGTAAGCTTTGGAAAGTTCATTGATATGCGGTTTCTTTTGGCAAGAAAAGAGCTGGTCTTCAACTTGCTGAAGTTCACAGACTGGCTTGAAGAACGTTATTCGGATGAGTGTTCCATTGATGGAGTGAGTTACAATGCGGTTGTCGAGCGAAAGTTTGGCAAGCGAGGTGTTAAAATGATTAAGAAGTTGATAGGATGAAGTACATGGGTAGTAAGGCTAGAATCGTGCATGAGATATTGCCGATTATGCTGGACAAAGAACATGATACGTTTGTTGACGCTTTCTGTGGTGGATGTAGTGTTATTGAAAATGTACCGGACACGTATCGCAGGATTGCCAACGATAAGAATAGGTATCTTATCGAAATGTGGAAGCATCTTCAGAATGATGGGTTTGTCTTCAACTATATTAGCAAGACGTTGTATAACTTTGCACGAGACTGCTATCATGGAAAGAATAATTACTTCACAGAAGCAGGTGTCGGACTAATTGGCTTTATGGCGAGTTTTAATGGCCGATTCTTTGATGGTGGCTATAGCGGACATAATGTTGTCGGCAAGAATGGAAAGGCAAGAGATTACATAAGGGAGCAGATTGAAAACACAATGCGTGATATACCCCTTCTACAGGGTGTTGAGTTCTATAGCGGCAGTTATGATGAACTTGTGATACCGGATAGGAGTATAGTGTATTGCGATATACCTTACAAAGCTACGAAAAAGTATGATGTATCAAAGGATTTCGATTACAAAAGCTTCTATGTTTGGTGCATGGAAATGGCTAGAAGAGGACATAAGGTCTTTATCAGCGAGTATCAGATGCCGCAAGAGTTCAGATGTGTTTGGGAAAAGGAAGTAACAAACTCTCTCAACCCGAATATCACAAAGAGACCAGTCGAAAGGTTGTTTACTATTGATTAGAATTAGGATGAAAGAAACTTATTGCTTAGAAGATGTGCTTTACAATACAAAGCGTTACTTCACGTTGGAGAATGGAGTAGTATCAGGAACAGAACTTGCACAGGAAGACTTTAATGCATTCCTTGATCTTGCAAGTCGGCTTGGTTATAATGTAGTGAAATTATGACAAGGCGAGTGCACAAGGATTGTCCGTTCACGGCAGAAGAATTGGATGAGTTCAGAGCTGCCTTATATAATGTGAACACGTCTTTTCACTGCTGTAATGCAGCTCCGGTAGACTGGGCGGCAGGTTGGCAGCGGAATGATATAAGAAAAACAAGGTAGGATTTCTATAATCGACCAAATACCCACGTGTCAAAGCCGTGTGATGCCTTGCGTGGGGGCAGGATGATAAACTTAGGAGTCGCACGGCTTTATTTTGAAGTTTCATAACTACAAATAGCCTATCGCTAATGGTTGTTCCCTTGGGCAGGGAGATAGTTAATACCGCATCGTAAGATGTGAACACTTGAAATTTGTCGGCAATCATTGGCAAATGCCTATAAGTCAGCGGCAGAAACCCTTGGGCAAGGTTGGGAATGGTGCACAGTCTTCAAATTCGCATCTGTCGCTGACAAACGGATGAGTGGCATTGGCAACTGAAAGCAATGCGACCCTCGCAAACTTGGAGCGGATTTTTTGATTAAACATTCCGTGTACTAGGTCACTGGGGAGGTATTGCCACCAAGAAGGGTTTGAATCCCTTCTCATCCACTAATTTTAAAAGGTTAAATTATGAATGAGTATTGTAAGAATTTGATTTCAAATGGAGTTCCTAGCTGGATAGTAGAGGAGGCTTATAAATTTACAATTGAGCCTTTGAAACCAACAGAAGGCTTGGTAGGAATTGATAAGGAAAATAGTGAGCTATATAGAAATGTCATTATCGCAGCCTACATTGAGGGTGTTAGTGCTACATTGGAAAAAGTGCAAAGATATTATGGCGGTGAGGAACATAGTTAGACAATGGAACGAGGCAACAGGAGGATATTCGTACCGCTTCAAAGGTGGAGATATTTTCCTTCGCTTGGTAAAGGCTGATGGTATTTATGAATTGCGTAACCCTATAGGTTATGGTGTTCAAGTAGTCAAATGCAAAGACTTGGATGAAGCAGATGCAAAAGCCAAGGAAGTGCTAGAAGCTTTTTTTGAAGACAAAGTTAACATAAAAGTTATTTGATTATGGACTTAGAAATGTTGATTGATAAGATAGACTTTAGTCAAGGTGCAAGGCAGATAGCCAAGCAAGCCTTGGAGTTGGGAATGAAATACCAAAAGGACGGTGCTTGGCATCCGGTAGAAGAATTGCCTGAGCACAACAGACGCATTGTCGGTCTGACCAAGGTTCGCAAGCGTTTCAAGCATCTGAATTTCTTAGGTGAGGAATGGTGGAAGAGGTTCACGAAGTCAAACTCCATCTATAAATGGGCTTATGTTGAGGACTTGATTTAAAATGAAAGATATAAAGCGTATACCTAAAATAGGTGAGGTTATTCCTTTCTTTGATGATGGAAAGGTCTGTTGCTCTAGGTTGTATAAGGCAATCATAAAGGACGTGGTTTTATATGCCTATGCACCGGATTATGTAAAGCAAGCATTCAAGACTAATTCTGAAGTGTGTAGTTGGGTTTGGAATGGAACAACTGACTATCTCATTGGTTGTGTAATTAAAGAGTATGATGAGAATGAAATTTGGTTTGCTCGCACAAAAGAAGGTGGTTGGTTTAGTTTAGATATTCAGTCCGATTGGCAAGGTGGAGTACTTGATGTAGATGGAGAATTAAAGAAAATGCTAGATAATAATCGTAGAAATCCATAATACTATTTTGTTTTAAATGTTTGCCCCATCACTATATATAATAATGTAGTGGTGGGGATTCTTGTGTTAACGTCAGTAAATTATCGACATTATATGTTATGATACATTAAAGAATAAAAGAAATACATTAAATGATTTGCATATTTCAGATATTCTTTGTATCTTTGCAATGTAATTAAGAAACAAGGTTACTAATTTAAAAAGGTGAGACACACCGTAAAAACTGTAAGAAGAAAGTGGAAAAGAATAATGTTTATGTAGAGGTGTTGGCAAAGATTGCCAGCCTCATGGGTAGAACAAAGGAGTCTATCCAGATGTCGTCTTCAAATACTCATACGAGTATTACGATGTTTGCCGAAAATAATAGCAAGATTATTGGAAATTGGTATTTTGATGCTTCCGATAGCAAGGAGTTGGTGGATGCTACTTTCAATGGTCTGAAGGCTTTGGTTGAGTCTCTTGAGCACAATAAGAGCAATGACGGACAAGCAGCGTAAGTACATAGAAAGTCTTATCAAGAAAGTGTTTCGTAATGCAGATTCGCAGAGCGAAATACTTTCCAGATTGGATAGGGTTAAGATTTCAAGCCAACAAGCTTCAGTAATGATACATGCATTGAAGTTAGAGTGCAACATCGGTCGTTCCGTTCCGGCATATATGTTAATGGCAAATAATCTAAATCCAAAAATGAATGAGTTCTTTAGCATATTAGGTTATGATGAATGACGGATTCGTCAAGAAGAAAAGAAGTTGATATGAAAAAGGTATTTATGATAATTGCCGTTGCCGCCATTTTGGTAGGTTGCAAAGGTAAGGGTACAAGAGTCCAAATCTCGGATTCTGTTGACAAATTCAAGGTCGAGAAATTGTTTGTTGTTGATAGTATAACAGTGTACAGGTTTTATGACCAAGGAAATGCTATCTATTTCACTAACCGGAAAGGTAGGGTAGATGCAACCCATTCCGAGTACAATCCGGTTACTCACACATACAATGACGAGGTTAACGAAACTTTATGTGAAGGAGACTAAAAAATGGAAAAGAGATTAACTAAGGAAGAGTTCCTTAAGGACTTATGGCATCCTGCTAGCGAAATGCCTGATAAAAATAGAACATGTTTGGTAAGAGTTGTTTATCATCCTAATCATGGGATGTTTCAAGATGAAGAAAAAATAGAACAATCATCTTTTCACGATTTTGGTTGGTATGATTACGATTTCAAATATATTGGAACTAATTATGATATTATTAGCTGGCTCTATGTTGATGATTTATTTCCGAAGGAAGGAGGTGAGCAATGAAAGAGCTTAAAGTTGGAGAAAGAGTAACAATAGAATGTGTAAGAACAACCATAAGCAAACCATTCATTTGTCATAAGTGTTTCTTCTATCACATGTTGCTACATTGCCGTAAATATTGTAGTAAGACTATCCGTAAAGACAGAAGAAATGTATTCTTTAAAGAAGTTAATGAGTACTATGAGTAGAAATTTTATGAGAATGGCATTGATAATGGCTGCTACGGCAGCTTCCAAGAAAGATGCTATAAAGAAGTTTAATCATCGTAAAAAGTAAAGTATATGGTACAGAAATATATTAAAGGTGATATTGTTATGTATGACAACAAAATACATACAATTATGGATACACTTGGGTTAAATAATTATGAACTATCTTATATAGAACATCCGGTACACCAATTAGAATTATCAGGTGTTCCTCTTACTCTAGAGATTCTAGAGAAGAATGGGTGGAAGGAAAATAAAGGAGATTATATAAACGATAGCAATCATCTACATCTATGTGGAAAGTATGATGAGTATTCTGTTTACAAAGTTGTAAACGATTATAATGTAGTTTGGTTAACATGCGTTAGAAATGTATCAGATTTACAACATCTTCTCTTTGGTCTAGGACTTAACTCAGAAATGGAGGTGTAGGTATGAGTATAGCAACCCAAGTAAACCACCATTGTCCTTTCTAGGGAAGAAAATGTTACCAATGCGGTTATTGGAATCGTAGAGGAAATGAATGTGAGATAATAACTCATCAAGACAGAAAGATGTGATGTTTAACCGCCTTCTGGCATAAATAGATAGAAGTATGTTTGAATGCAAAGGTAAAAGATACCCATTATTATTCATGTTAATAACGGTACTCTTATTGCCATTTATATGGATATTCATAGTTTTATTTTGGTCGCAGGATGATAGCCTAACACCGAAATTTATAAATTATATTAGATGGCAAACAACTGGTGTTGACCATCATAAAAAGTAACTAACCATCCTTATAGGATTAAATATAAAGTAATATGGAACAAATTTCATTAGAAGACAAAGTTAGTGAAACTTTGGGTTGGCTCGCAAATCAGATTGCGTGTATCCAAGTATATAAAAAGTGGGACGAAGAATTTAAAAAGGAAAGTCTCAATAATGCTTGGCAAAAAGTTCAAGAACAATTTAAGAAAGACATTGATTGGAATGCTCTTACGGAAAGTCAGTGTAAGGCTTTACATTTTGGAAGTTGGCAATCCGAAGAAGATGTTGAAGAAGAAATTTCTTGTTTACAATCTGTATTAGACAAGGGACACCTTACAAAGGAGGAATTTGATAAGAAGGTTGCCAACGAGAAAAATACTCTTGGACTTCGTTTGATTCCGCTATATCTCTATCCTTCATTGCCTATAGGTATTACCCTAACGTCTATTGGAGGAGAAGAGAGAGTTTTTGATGGCTCAAACATTAGTACTGATGTTAGATTTGGATGCCTTGCATGGGGTATTAAGCCGAAAAAAGATTAACTAATTATCCTCTATGAGGATATAAATAGATAGTAATATGAATAAAAAAGTAAGTGAATTTGTGCGTAAGTATGTTGAGGAGCACTTGGATAAGAGTGACCCAAAACAACAGTTTGAGGTTTTTGTAGTATGGCAGTGCTACATTCTTGGTAATGCGAAGTGGTTGCTCTCAACAACGCTTCCAGATGGTATGTACTATGAAGTGACATACAACAAGGTCAAGGATGAGTTCTACCTTGATGCTTACAAGAGATTTGAGAATCGTTGCATTCCAAACAAGTAACTAACAGCCCTCTCCCTTTTACAGGAGAGGGTAAAAGAAGAAAAGAGATGGTAAGACAAGCAGGAATAAAAACGGAAAGAATCAGAAGCGGAATGTATCAATTATATTACAAACACCACTCGCCAATAATATGGAGAATTGATAATATCGGATGGCAGGCTGTACTTCCTTCTGGTTCATTTGCAAATGCAAGAACAAAAGCACAATGTGTTATACTTGCATGTATGGAAATTGACAAAACAGAGCCGATAGAGGAAGATTTTGCTACAGGCAAATATGTTAGTTGGTGGCAAGATGACCCTATGTTTAAGACAGAGGAGGATAAGCGATGAGTAAAATTAAGGAATTATTAAGTCAAGCATTCAGTCAGCTTGATGAATACAATAAAGGTGGTGCTACTCAGCATATCCTTCTTTGGAAGGCTATGGGCAATATTGAGGATGCACTTAAAGAGTTGGAGGATTGATATGACAAAGCAAGAAGCAATGGCTTTCGCTATCAGCGCAGGAAAGCCGATAAGACATAACTCATTTTCAAAAAGTGAGTTTGTTCAATACAAAGGAAAGGAGTTAGTTGATGAAGAAGGGACTATCCTTCCTCAACAAGAGTTTTGGGCTATCCGTTCAGGTGGCTCTTGGGAGAGAGGTTGGGAAGAATATAAAAATGATTGATTATGGACAGAAATCAAGCTAAAGAATTTTATCCTATTCTGCAAGCTTATGCTGAAGGAAAGGTAATTGAGTGTAGAACCAAACCAAGTGCCATAGAAGGTACAGATGTTCCGAATGATTGGACGGAAATGAAAGAGATTGAGTTTTGGAGAAATACAGAGTATCGCATCAAGCAAGATAGTAAGGCGGAAGCAAAGTACCGCCCTTTTGTCAATGTAGAAGAATGTTGGACTGAGATGAAGAAGCATCAGCCGTTTGGGTGGATAAAGTCTAAGGAAGATGGAAGTCGTTCCTTAATTACTCTTATTATTAGCGAAGAAAATATAGATATAAATTGTATCGGTGGCTTTAATTCGGATAAAATTATGAAAAGATTTACCTTTGCCGACGGAGCAGTCTTTGGAATTTTAGAGGAGGAATAGCTTATGTATGTACCGATTACAATGTATCAGATTGTTTGCGATAGATGCGGAGAAGTATTTGGAGGTACAGATACTTGCTCTGCACTATTCAGTAACAAAGAAGTTGATATTGGTGACTACTCTGATTGGGAAATGATAGATGGCAAACACTATTGCCCCGATTGCTACGAGGTGTATGTCATTGATGGAGTGTATAACGTTAAAGCAAAATAGTTATGGCAACCTATAGAATAGTAGATATGTATCGTAAAAGCAAGGCTGTTAAAGGCATACATTACGATTCTTGGAATGAGCAAATCCTTGCTTATCGTGTAGATAAAAGACATTCATTGCTCTTTGGGCTTATCCATTATTGGGATTATGGCGCAAAAGACATTTTAGAGTGCTTTTTCTGCTCTATAAGCAAGGCAAAGGAGGCTATATTAAAAGTGAACAAAAATAGAAGAGTGACAATTTTATATGAATAGCTTATGAAAATAGAAAACATAAAGTTCAAGGCTAAACGTCTTGATAGCGGAGAATGGATAGAAGGCGACTTAGTACGTAGTATGACTCTTATTCGTATATGTACTCCACATAGTGTATTTCCTGATATACCCATAGTGCATAGAGTTGATCCTTCTACAGTTTGTATGTTCACTGGATTGAAAGACAAGAACGGAACACCTATCTATGAAGGGGATATAGTTACATACAAAGATAACAATGCCGAGAGAAGAGGTGTTATTGTTTGGGATAATAAATCAATAGCATTCTGCTTTGGGTATGGTTTCTTCTTATGCCATTTTCCATCTGAAAATATGGAAGTCATTGGCAATAAATACGATAAGGAGGGCAAGGTATGATTTACAAAAAGGTACTAACGAGATACATTCAAGGAAGGCTGTCAGAATTGTCTGATGTTGACACTTATGAACCAAACAAGTTAGCATTAACTAATCTGTTGTGGTTTCTTGGCAAGGCTACCAGTAATGAAGTGATTGTCGCAAAGCTTAAAATCATGGTTGATGCAGACATTAAAAGAAAGAAATATCTAAGTAGATACGATGGTAATGAATCATTATACGATGATGATTATTCCAAGGCGGTAGGCACTATCGGAAAGAAATGCTTGTCGTATTTACGAAACTGCAAGATGAAAATAAGGCAAGCCAAGAAGATTTAGAAGATCCGGAATGATTATTGGTGGTCAAGAAGATATTGGTATAAGTTGGGATTTGACCAATTGTGTTCTAAATGTCATCGAATCACCAAGGCGATAAATTTAACTAAAAGAAGTAGCGTATGTGTAGATATTTAAATGTTACTATCGGTGAGAAGGAGTTTGATGAAATCAAGCAAGGCAAGGTAAAAATATTATGTTTACCTTGCATACCACGTTGGTGTCATACTCTTATTGATGGTGTAAAGATAGAAGGTGAACCAAATCAAATAAAAGTCAAAATGATTAATGGCGAACCTCATATTCAGTATGGGCGTTCCATATACCATATCTTTAAAAAAATTGATTATGTCCAACTTTTCTGTAGGGTAGGTTCTCAAACAAGAGTTCTAAGTATGGATTGCGCAGGTTTCAGTATTGAGACTACTCAAACGAAAAAGGGAAATGGTTTTATCGAGTATAAGCCAAAAAACTTTGTTGTTCATCTAAAATAATATGACGTATGAATATAGCAATTTTATATCTTAGTATGAGCTTTATCTACATCTTGCTTGTTTGTTTGGATGGAGAAGATGTTAAGCCAAAATGGAAGCAATGGCTAGCTGACGAATTAGGCATCAAACCGAAGATAGAGGTTAGATACATAAAGCCACAAGTTATTAAGCTTCGTTCAAGAGTTACAATGTCGAATTTTGAAATGCAATACTATTGCCGTGACAAATTTGGCATGGAGCAATTGAAGAGAAGAGCAATAGAAAGTGTGTATGATGAGATTCTTAAGGGAATGAAGGCAAATGGATTGGTTTCCATTTCGCAATATAAAGACATCTATACAAATAGCACTATTTATGAGGGGACATGTGAAATTTATAAAAATAAGTAGTATATGAAGATAAGACAAGCTAAGAAAATCTTGAATATGATGGCGAGAGGAACGGACACACGTTACTTCGATTCAAAATATACATTCAAGAAAGAGAGTAGATTCATTCCTAGATTAAAGAATCTCTATCAGAAAGCAACTATCAGATGGAATAAGGTAAATATGCCGAGTGCCAACGTTAGTTTGTTTCGTTCAATTTTGAGAACTTCAAAGGAATGCGGTCGTTGTAAACATTTCAATGGTATGTTTGCAGGAAGATGTACTAAACTACATAAGTATGTTGAAAGCAGCGATTGGTGTCATGGAACGTTTTTTCATAGAAAGTGAGGTTGACATGAAAATAAGACAAGCTAAGAAGATAATGAAGGAAGTCTATAAAACCCGATATTGGGCTTATAGACAAGGCTATTATTGTGGCAAGAAGGATGCAGGAAAGCTAGCCGGAGACCATCGTTTGTTAAAGGCTATGCGTCTTACAAAGAAGAGGGAAAGCCGCAAGATACGAAACGATGCAAAAAAAATATTGGAGAAAAATCCGTTCAAACCGAGGGATCTTCAACGTAGTGTTTTAAAATTAAAGAGATATGGATGTAACAAACAATAATAAATAAAAAATTGCAGCAATGGATAGACTAATGGATATAGTGAAGTACTGCAATGGAGATTGGAAGCATCCTTGATGCAATTTACAAGGAGTAAAACGTAGATATATGAAGGAAATGTTCTTTAAAAGTGTAAAGTTCCGTGAAGTTCAGCATTTGGTATTCTCGGATGAATATATAACCGCATACGTATCGGTGAATCATGTTCCGAAGATACATATGAGTGTTAATACACCTCGTGACGAATATGGGTTTGCGAAAGGCAAGCCAAAACGTTACTTTAGAGTAGGGTTAGGGAAATGGCTCACTGAACGAGCGTTTGTTAAGAAATATTTTAGCGAAGAATAAATGAATATAAAAAAGTCAGATATGGAAACTGAGATTAATGTAGCGGAAATTCTAAAGGATAAGCCGCAAGGTACTAAGTTGTATTCCTCAATATGTGGAGCAGTAGAGCTTAAAGAAGTTCTTGATGTACGTAAAAAGAAATCTATTGTGGTTAAAGAACTCAATTCAAGTAACCAACATAGATTTTGGTACGATGGCAAATTCTTTAGAGCAGGTCAATGTGTATTGCAACCTTCTAAGGAAATGGCAGACTGGTCTAAGTTCTCGTGGAAGAGGGGTGATGTGTTGGTAAATAGCAGAGGTTTAAAGATACTCTTCGATAGATGGGCAAATGACAACTATACTAGTTTCTATGCAAAGACAATTAATTTGGTAGAAGATGGTTTTCTTGATACCAATTTACATACTTTAGCATCAGAAAAGGAGGCGAAATCTTTTATCAAATGTATTGAGGAAAAATTAGGTGGCAAACTCAATCGTGAGACTCTTGAAGTAGAGAAGACTCAGCCAGAGTTCAAGGATGGGGATATAGTAACTATGCATAAGAAAAACTGTGATATAGTGTTCATTTTTAATAGACTGAAAACTGAAGGTTCTTTCTATTATTACGCTTTCCATGCACTCCAAACAAATACAGGTATAATAGATTGTCATACTACATTGCCTTGTGCGTGGACATTTTTTGAGGGCAAAATGAATTTTGCCACAGACTCAGAGAAGCAGCAGCTCTTTGATGCTCTTGCTAAGAAAGGCAAGGCTTGGGATGCTGAGAAGAAAATGCTTGTGGACTTGAAGAAAAAAGTCGAGCTTAAACCTTTTGATAAGGTGTTAGTTAGAGATAATGAAGATGATATATGGGAAATAAGTTTGTTTGGTTACAAAGATGAACTCTACTATAGATGCGATAATGGTATCCCTTGGATTCAGTGTATTCCTTACGATGGCAATGAACACTTGCTTGGAACTACAAATAATGTGGAGGGTTAGATATGTTAAATGATAAGAAAATAGAAGAAGTTGCAAAGCAACATGCGGCGGGAGCCTTTATTTCCGAATATTGGCAAGCTTGCTATAAAGAAGGTTTTGTGGATTGCGCTAAATGGATGCAAGAAGAATTTTTAAAGGATTTGTGGCATCCTGCTAGTGAAGAGCCAAAGCGTCATAGTTACATCATGTTTAAAACCACTAACAATAATGGATTCGGAACAGAATACATAGATTGTAGTTGGGAAATACTAGTAAGATGTCTGCAAATTACTCAATGGCTTTATGCTGAAGACTTACTTCCAAAGGAAGGAGGTGATGGCAAATGACCGATGCAGAATTTAATAAGTTTGTGCTTATACTAGAGAATGAAGCGTTTCGGTTTGCAAGAAGTCAAAACGTATTTAAGGAACATCGAGGGGTGATAGAGCAGTCTTTCAAGATAGGAGGGTTGTTCATTCTTCGAGAGTTGGAAAAGTATTTTAATCAAAAGAAGTAAGCGTATGATATTATATGAGAATCAATGTTTTGAGCTTTTAAAAGCTCTGTGTTATAGTGTTCCACAGAATCCAAATGTCGGTAGGTTTGAGATTGCAAATGTGATACTTGACACATTACAAAAAATAAAAGATGCGGATTAACAGCTTTCGGGCACAAATTTAAAGATAATGACAAAGGAAGAAATATTGGAAAAGGCATCTGATTTTGAGGATGAAGATGAGTTTGTGAAGTGTGATAGATTGCCGTTCACTGAGGAATGGTGGCTTTTACATCAGCTAGTGTATCTCGGCTTGTCTTGTACCTATACAGGTCGTGGTTATATAATTGAGAAACTTAAAGATTAGTAAAATGGAAGCAAATGATTATTTGAAAGCCATGCAAGCTATGGATGAATTGGATAGACTTGTAACTAGTGTTTATCCAGATAAGTTCAAGTTGGTCTGCAAGAAGCATGGAATTGATGAATGCGAGGCTATGAACATGTATTCGTACTTGCAAAAGATGCATAAAGGTCAGTCTTGGCTAGTTAGATACAAGCCATTGAAATATCTAGATCGTGTATTAACACTAGCCAAAGAAGCTTATGCGTCTTACATGAACAACGGCTTGATTCTAAGTATGGTCAATTTTGGTGATAAGTACACAAGAATACTTGTAATCTTTGAGAAAGATGGCGTGAGAAGCCAACAGGAATTTGACCTTAGAGAGCAAAGAACATATGTAGATATAGCGGACTTTATTGGAAATGGTTACTCCATCGTATCTGTTATCCGTCAGTCTGACAATGTTGACAGCGAACAGTTTGTTGGAGAAAAGGATGAGCGGAGTCATAGTGTTCCTATTTACGATGGTGATGTAATGCTTTGTTACGTGAATAAACCGGAATTTTGGAGTTCCGATTGGCGAAATAGCGGACTTTATATTTGCGAGAGCGGCTCATATCATAGATTGCTATACACCCCGAATAAGGGGTACGTAAGACATGGAGAGCCAGATGTAGATGAAGACTTCACCCTTGATATTGGGAAAGAATCCTTCAGTAGTTATGTTATGACTTTAGATCAGTCTTGGTATAAGTTGGGTAATGTTCATGCAGGTATAGGCTTTTTGAAGGAGAAAGAATAGAAGAGTAAAAGGAGAGGAATATCATTTCCCCTCCTCTGCCTTAATCTCCAGCCTGATAGGCTTGCCACAATGAGGGCAGATGATAGCCGGATGTGATAAGGTTTCACCATCAATAGCAAGAAAACTAGATGGCGAACAACCACAAATATTGGCTATTTGCTCTACTTTTGCAAACGAGATAGAACCATTATTGATTTGTTGTGATAATGCCGATTGGGTTATACCTAACTTTTCGGCTACAGATGAAATGGTTTGTCCATGACTTCTAATTATTTTCTTTAAGTCCATACCTTATTATATATAAGTGAATACTAATATTTATTTTGCTGCAAAGATAGCTTATTTCTTTTATACTACCAAAGAAAAAGAGTTAAATATTAGAAACGGCTAATAAATAGCAAATAAATGTTTAGAAAAACCTTATATGTGTTAAATAAGTGTTAATATTAGAAAATGCTTATAGAAACATTTGGTAGTATTAGAAAAAACTACTATCTTTGCAATGTCTTTAAGAGATAAAGGCTTTAAAGTTTAACTATTAATTGCTGTTATGCAGCCGAGTCGGCACTCGTAAAACGGTTTGAGGATATGACAACTTCAATTAAGAACAAGATGAGAAAGGTAATGCAGTTGGCACATAGAGCCTATCAGTTGAAATCAAGTTCAATGTCTTGGGTTGAGTGCTTGAAACAGGCTTGGCAGGTCGTAAAGCTTGAGGCAGCGATGAAGACCAAGGTGGTAGAGTTTTTCTTTATGAAGATGAATGGTGAGGTAAGACAAGCCTTTGGTACTCTCCTTCAGAGCCACATTGACTATACTCCAAATGGTACAGGTCATGTAGCAGCAAGAGATTGCATCCGCTATTGGGATGAAGAAAAGGGCGCATGGAGACAATTCAAGGCTTACAACTTTTTGCGAGTTGCATAAAGATATATACACGTTCTAAGGTGTTTGGCGAGGCTTTAATAGGGAGTGAGCCTTTAATCACCCCTTTAGTTTAGGACTTTTAAATTAAAATCGAATATGTTACATTCTGAGATTGTTAGTGAGTTGAAGAACATTGGTGTACAAGTAAAACCATATAATGTTCAAGATGGCTTTATGGATATGTTCGTAAATGGTGAGGTTTACGATATGTTTGTGAAGTTTGTAAAAGAGAACAACTTAGAAGTGATATATGATAACATTCATCATTGGGATATTTTCACATGGTGTGATGCTACAATTTGGTTTTAATCACAAATAGAGTATAAGATATGGAGACAATTGCTAAGTGTTTGAAAGAAGTGTTCTACAAAGGGCATCATATTACCAAGGTGGAGGACGTATTCGGTCAGGTATTCGTTCGCATTGATAATGTAGTTGAACCGGACTATGCTAGCATAGCAGAGGCGAAACGTGTAATCAATGGTAAAGCCCCAAAGTGGTTTAATGATGGTTATATGTGGGACGAAGCCAGCAAGAAAGTTGTAAAAGACCCTAACGCTTTCCGATGGGAGGAGTAAGAAAACATAAGGTAAAGAACTTAAAACAATTGGTTATGGAAAAGTTTATTGATGGCAGTTATGTATTCGAGAAAACAAATGAGTTTCCGGATGGCTACGAAATTTGGGCGATTGGCCGAAGAAATTTCGAGCACAAAGGCTACGTACCATTGTGTGAGGTCGATGAGAACTATAACGTAAAAAGAGATACCTTGAAGGCTTTGAAAGTAAAGGATGAAGCATTTGCTTTGGCTTTACTCTATGAAGCCGTTAAACGAGGAGTTAACAAGAAGAAGTATAACAGAATGATTAATGCATAAGAAAATGGATGAGAATTTTCTGAATGTGCTCTATATCGAGCACACGGATAAAATAGGCGTTTTAAAGGACGATAAGGACGAAAGGGTATCAATTATCCTTGGGACGGACAAAACGCTTGTAGAACGCAAGAGAGACGGCAAAACGTACCTTCTTGTACCATTGACAAAGAACCACACCTTTGTCTGCAAGGGTAATTGCATTGATGTGGATGGTAAGCGTATCAAGAGTGAAATCTTCTTTCGTAAGGATGGTACGCAGTGGATTGAGATCGATAAAGAAACGTTATCTAAGGTAGCGTAATAAAAGGAGGTTTAAGCTATGAAAGTATATGTAGTAATTTCTTCGTACCAACACGGATTGGGTGAAGCTGTTGAGGTTGATGCAGAAGTCTTCGATACCAGAGATAAGGCTAGAAAGGCGATAAGACACAGAGGAATGAACACTTTGGAGAATTACAAGCGAGTTTTGAATTGCGATGATTATCTATACAATATCTCAGATTCTTTCTTCCATATCTCAGACAGCGAAGGAGAAACGTGGGACAATTTCGACATCGTAGAACAAGAATTAAAATAATAAAGCTATGAAGATTGATGTTATCAAAAATATTATAGAAGATGCGAAGGAGGCTGGTTGCCTTGTGACAATTACACTTGTAAATGGGCAGGTATCGCATGTAAACTTCAGTAAGCAAATAAAGACGTTTACTGCTACAGATGATGTAATCTTGGACGAAGAGGGACATCTTGTGATAATACTTGGTACGGATGGAAGTAGAGATTACATTGATAGCGATTCCATCATTCGCATATTTAGCAAAGAAGGTTTATAACAATTAATTAGATAAGAATATGGATGCAAATAACGCAATTAACGTATATGAGAATGTAGTGGGTGTTAGGGTTGAAAACATTCAAGATGTAGTAAAAGCACAGGCAGCAGGTCTTTTAATTACAAATGAAAACGGATATGGTTACGATAACCATATTATAGAAGATGAAAAGGATGGTGTAGAGCGTGAACCGACAGAGCAGGAGGTATTTGAGCGCATTGCCAAAGATATAAACGAAGGCAATAAAGTTTATGCTTGTATGATATTATCTCACGATTTGTGCGTAATGAAAGATACCAATACGATAATACAGAGTGATTTCTATGTAGGGCAAAAGGTTTACACCATGCACGAAAATAAGATTATGAAAGGTGAAATCCGGTATCTATCTCTATCATGAGGCGTTTTAAATGGCGATGCACAAAATGCTCTTTTGGGCGAAATGGCAGAGAAGTTGTATTATTACATTGGCTTCAGCTTCACAAACGGACGAACCCCAAAGATTGGCTCGGAAAAAGATGAGATTATTAACAAGATTCACTCTTTGGCTAAGGATAATTATGCCGTTTTGAAGACAGATAAGGGAGATTATCTGTCAAGACATACAGGAGAAATTTTTGCCACAAAAGATGCTCTTGTAGAGAACTTAACGAAAGACTATATAAAGTAGATAAGAATATGGATGCAGGTCATGTGAATGTGATATTGGGCGAAGCCGAGAACAAAGGTCTTAGAGGAACTATCAACTTGGTAGGTGGGGCAAAGATAAGTTTCGACTTCAATAGTGTTGGTGGTGAAACCTCTTTCAATTGCAATACAAAGAACAGAACACTTATGATTGGGAGCGGAAGTACAGTAGTGTTTACTCGTAAATATATTGATTGTAGTTCTATCCAGTATATTGAAGTGCTTGAGTGTACAAACTAATTATAGGAGACAAGAATATGGATGTAAATAACGCAGGTCAGCACGATGGATGTGCTAAAACCGGATTGGGACAGAATTAGAAAGAAAAGGCGGAAGAGGATTTAACCTCTTACCGTCTTTAGAATGCAAGCTATTTCAAGATTATTTTAAGAAAACATGAAAATAAATTAGAGTTTTCTTGCATTTTTCGAAGGTTTTTGTTACCTTTGCGGATGCAAATAATAAAACAATGAGCTTATGAAAGTATTATCAATTCGCCAGCCGTATGCTTGGTTAATCGCTATCGGCTGCAAGACCATTGAAAACAGAACATGGAATAGAAAATTCCGTGGTCGTTTCCTTATCCATGCAAGCCAAGCCAAACCCGAAAAACTTGACGGATGGCAGGAAAGTACAATGAAGAAGTATTGCCAAGAGCATGGTATTGTTATTCCGGACTTCAAAGACTTGCCAACTTCTGCCATTATCGGCAGCGTAGAGTTGGATGATATTCAGTTTCATGAGGCTTATCCGGATGCGTTTGCTGAAGATTTCCAATATCATTGGTTCTTGAAGAATGCTAAATTGTTCGATGAGCCGATTAGAAACGTCAAAGGCAAGTTATTCCTCTGGGATTATGAGTATAATGAAGCCGAAATGTAAAATAACAATACTTTTGTAATAAAAATACAAGTCTTTGAAAATTAGCGCAAAAGTGTTTGTTATTCTAAGGGTTAGATAAGATGTAAATGTAAAAATAAAGAAAGCCTCAACCTCCAACGAGATTGGGGCTTTTACAGTTGTCCTAGTGTGTCTCACCATTATTATTTCGTTCAATCAAAGGTAAGATACCTTTCTCCTTTAGGAACTCATAGAGAAAGAAACGTCCTTTTTGAGTCCATTTCGTGTTGTATTTGATGGTTTGTTTTCCATCATTGTGCGTAATGGTCACTGGCTCGCTATTCACATATCCCTTATCCAAATATTGGCGGTACAAGACCCATTGGTCAGAAACCTTGTGCTGGATACCATGCTCATTTAACAATTTGTTGAATGCTTGCGGACTCATTCCGTAATCCTGCGCCATTGATGTAATCACACTTGTGCTCTTGTTCTTCATCATCACATCGAAGTATGTAGTCTTAGGCTTCATCGTTGTAATCTGTGCGCTTAGTCCTACAATCTCCTGCGATGCCTTGGCAAGTTCCTCCTTCTGCTGTTTGTTTTCCAAGGTCAGCACTTGGTTCTTCTCGAACTGGTCAGCCCAAGCTCTTGCTGCTATAGCCGGATTGGTGAAATCGGGCAAAGATGGAACACTCTGCATTCTTACCTTTTTCTCAACCTCAATGAAGTACTTGCGAATCATCCTACCTTTCTCATTATTCTCAATCATACACAACTCCTTTGCCATATCCAAAGATAAAGCATACTCCTTGCGGCTTCGCCCACCATTTGAGTTTTTAAGATTTTCCTTAAAAACCTCATAGTCTTGATTTTCAACGAATCCGTACTTATTGATACGTTCTTGAATCCAATTCGCAAACTGATACTTGCAACCCAATTTTTGGTGCAGCTCTCTTGCATTGATGGCTTGCTTACCATCACGTTCTTCTACCTTGATGAGTTCAAAGCCTTCAACCTTGATTTCCTCACTCTGACTCACAAATGCTCCCAGCATGGGTGCATCATTCAAATTCTTTTCTAAAAAATCTTTCATATTAAACAATTTAAATATTATAAGTATGGTTTCCTGCAAATAGGAAAGCCCCGTCCACCATGTTGTGAGAGAGGATGGACAGGGCTTGTTTCGCCTACCCACAAATGTAACGGAATGGGCTTGACGAAATATTACTCCACGCTTGGAGCTTATAACCATTTGTTTAATATGTCTTCTTTATTCGTCAGTCGTGTCCGTTACTTCACAACCATTATTACTTTCGGCTGCAAAGTTAATGCTATTTTCTTTAACTTGCAAACGCTTTAGTGTTTTGTTTAAAACATTAACGTTTGTTTTACTTTGGAGGACTTCTGCCCTCGCCAGCACGACTAACTCTTATGGCACGTTGCTGCTTGGCATACTCCCTCGTTATTGGCAAGGGATTGTTGGGTGGCTAACGTGGCTGCGCCCTTGCGAGTGCTTAGGTGACTTACTACCACTCCCCAATTCGGCAATGCCATGCCGAAGTATATTCTCAGCCGCAAAGAGGTCTCTAGGATGAACTGCACCACAACTAGGGCAAGTCCAAATCCTATCACTCAATAACAGCTTATCATTCTTATAACCACAGGTACAAAGACGGCTCGAAGGGAAGAAGCGGTCTATCTTGTGAACCTGAACGCCATACTTCTTCGCAACGTGTTCCAACTTCAAGACAAAATCACCATGAGCCAAGTCAGACATCTTGCGTCCCCAATTACGCTTCATTCCCTCCAAGTTCAAATCCTCCAAGCAAATCAAGTCATAACGCTTGCAAAGCTCATGTGCCAGCTTCCACTGGAAATCGGAACGCTTGTTCACAATGTTTCGATACAATCGCTCCAACTCCGATTTCTTGCGCTTGCGGTTGTTGCTACCATTCTTGCACTTGGAAAGATTGCGAGACCTGCGTCTAAGTTCCTGCAAGTCAGCTTTAAGGAACTGAGGGTTGTCAATCTCACGCCCATCGCTCAAAGTCAAGTACTTCTTCAGTCCAAAGTCGATGCCCACGGATGCACCATCGTGTGACTTTCCGTAAGGTCTGGCTTCTTTATCCAAGCATAGGATAATAAAGTATTCGCCCAGCTTGTTGCGCTTGACCGATACCCTCTTGACCTTGCCATCGTAGGGACGGCTCAAAGAGAATTTGAAAGACTTCTTTATCTTGTTTATCGTCAACTCGTTTTCACTGAGGGAATAGCCATTATCCATAAAAACGAACGAACTAAATTCAACCATCTTTTTGAACTTAGGTGGACGCTTTGCATCATGCTTAAAGAAACGCTTGTAAGCAATATCCAATCTATCTAAAATTTCCCTAACTGTTTGAGCAGCTAACAACATAGGCTTGTAACGCTTAGAGAAATGCTTATACATAGTAAATCTTGGAATGTACTTGTGATACAACTTATAGTACCTCTTCTGCAAGGCAAGCGCATGATTCCAAACATAGCAAGCCTCTCGGAGCATCTTATCCAAATGCCTCGTCTTCTTCGTCCGGTATAACTTGTACTTGTATGAAATCATATCACTCAATTTTAAACAGTTTTTGAAAGGTGTGTCTCACCAAAATCCACCTGCAAAGATACAAAATTTCTTCCATATATGCAAGGAAATAAGCAAGAACTTTCACCGAAAAATTACACCATATATGTTACGCTACCATTGATAGCATTTCATTAGATTGCATCTGAATCCATTGACAAGCATCCTTGCGGAAAAAGATGTCAGAATCGAACCGCTTGCCATCCACAATGATGTGGCTACCCTTGCACTCGAACTTGTGGTTTCGGGTCAATGGTATCAAAAGGTATGTATCACCCTCTTTCTTGTCGTACACAAGCGTCAAATCCGTGCCGATAACCTGTGATACCACCTTGCGCTCATCTGAGCTTAAAACACCAATCTTGCCATCATGCTCAACGTAAAGAGCATCCTTTAAATTCTTATCCATATCTCTTAAATATTTAATGTTCAAAGTCCGGTGCAGTTTAGCGTGTGCCTCACGAAATCTATTACAAATCACACTCGTATGAGTATTGCTTTTTCAGCTTGTTCAATGCATTCTCGGTAACGTAGTAGATGTTATCGAAATACTCGCTTTTCTTGATGCTTCGGCTTTCTTTCAGCTCTACCTTGTGATTGAATGTCACTTCGTAGCGGTTTGCGATGCTTGTAATCAAGAAATCGACCTCACGCTTATGTCTGTCCAGCTCGGTCTCTTTATACTCACCACGCTTGATAAATGCGTCCTTGTTCGTCTCTTCGATGGTTACAACCATGTTGCCTTGCATCACGATAATCTTTGCGCTCATATCTAGTTTCTTTTTAATCGTTAATAATCTTGTTATGCTACGCTCATAAGGTTTGCCTTCTTGAAGCAACGCCATTCTTCTTTCTCGGTATCGAAGTACACTTGGCAAGTGTCATTCATCTTGCGACCTGCACCCTGTGTAGCTGGGATAACCTTCTCACTCAATGTGCCGAATGCCTCACGCAAGCTGCCATCAACCTTCTGGAAGTAGAACTTCACGATGCGCTTCTTCATCTGACCCTTCAGCTTGATGTTCATCCAAGCGACCTTTAAAGCCTCGCTCATTGTGTAGCCATTCTTCTTGATGAACTGCCAAGCAAGCTTCATTACCTCACTCAATGTATTTCTTAATGTAGTAGCCATAATCACTATACCGTTTTACGAGTGCCGACTCGGAGGTGCAACCTCAACTAAATTAATAATGTTATTGTGACCTTTGTTTCTTAATCACGATGCAAAGATAACTAATTTCTTAGATACTACCAAATGTTTTATTTAAAATCTTAGATATTTAACATAGCGTTAACAATTATCTAAGATTATGAAAGGTTTATTAACTAAAATCTAATTTCTTAGATGTTTTTAGTACTTTTATTTGGTAGTTTCAAAAACTTTTCATATCTTTGCACTCATAATAACATTTAATATATTAGATATGAACATTCAAAAAGTAATCAAGAGACAAGGTTTTACCATTTCGCAAGTTGCGGCATTGGTAAAAAACCAAAGAGGAGGTATTGGCGTTAGTCAAGGTGCATTATCCTCTACATTAAATAACAACCCTGGTATTGAAAAGCTCCAAGAGATTGCTAATATAATAGGTGTATCTCTTTCTGAGCTTGTAGCGGACGAAAACGAACAGCAGGGTGCTTCTTTAGTCTGCCCTCATTGTGGTAAGCCAATAGCCTTGCATGTGGATAAGCAATAATGCAACCAACGCAGATTTGCGTCCGTTCCTAAGAAAACAAAAAAAGGAGGGGAAATAGCATTCCTCTCCTTTGCCTAGAAATTCAACGAAGGCATGTTGTTGTTTCCGAAAAGTAACCTGAATGTTTCCTTTCCCTTTGGCGTGATTAGGGTTCTTGTGCCAGTCGCCTTGTCATTTCCCCAATCCTTCATCTTGAACAGGTCATCGTTATATTGCGAGTATGGCTTGATATGGTTCTGCTTGTCACGGTAGATGTATTTTTTCGCAATCAGTATCTTTATGAATTGGTTCTGTTTCAATCCAATCTCCTTTGCCGTGTCTCTGAAGTTCGTAAGTAAGCCTTTATCAACCAAGTTATCAAAGTATTCTGCCTTTGGCTGCATTTCCTTGTTCTTTTCCTCAATGGCTTTCTTCTCTTCCTGCTCCTTTATCCAACGCTTCGCTCTCTCAATTGGGTCTTCAATCTGATAAGAAGGTATCATGCCTTGTGCTACACAATGAAAGACCTTGCGGTATATCTCGAATACTGGGCGTACTTTGCGGGCAATAAAATACTCCAAGCAAGCAGAAGTGAGATAATAATTAATCTTATTGCTACCGCCCCAATCTTGCTTGCCATTTTGGGCAAGTGAGTTATCAGAATCTTGCTCCGCATCATTGAGGAGCGAGTTTTCCGCATTATTGCGGATAACGATAAAGTCCACATTCTCAATGAAATTGGTCTTCAAGGCACGCACAGCATTATCCTTTCGCTCGTAAGCGAGCTGCCAGACATCATCAAGATTTACCGGATATTCCTTGCTCTGCTTATCTAACTCCAAAACACTACGAAAGTATCGCTCCAAATCTGATGAAGTACTTTCTTTTGTCAAAACAATCCCATTTTCCATTGTCTCTTTCTTTTCAGTTTTTAACGTGTGTCTCACGCTCTAAAAATTAAGCTATTATTCCTATAATGTGGAAATTGGATGCAAAGATACGACTTTTTAGTGTAACTTGCAAGTATATTAATGCAATAAAGATTATTATAACAAAATATAACAGATAGTATAATAATAGTTAAATATAAAGACGAACAATGGCGGTTTCGTATAAAAGATGTACTTTTGCATACTAGTATTCCGCATCATCCATAGTTGGAGCTAGGGATGTGCTGGATAAACTGGAAAGAGTTAAGTAACGTGGGGTGTTCCCCACTAAGTTCAATTATTTAAAAGTATGGGATTATGAAGAAGGTCTTATATTTTATTTCTTTTGTTGTGCTCTTGTTGACTAGCTGTACATCAAAGGAAAGCAAAGCAGATGCCCTTATTAAGGCAAGAGGGTTTGAGTGCGCCAATGTAGAGAAGTTAGAGGAATTTCAATGCAATCCTGCTTCTGCCGAAATGGTTATGGTCGCTTATAATGGTTTGTGGCGCAACGACTCGCTGTCTAGGAATATGTATTTGTCTAGTAGTAATATCAATTATGTTTGTAATGAGATACAAAGACAAGAGCAAAATGCAAAAAATCTGTTGGAAAAAGCTGATGAGATTGGCATGATTAATAATCATACAGAATTATGTGGTTATTATGTTGTTATCTCTCCTGATAAGATTAATGGTGCGTATATAGACAAAAATAGAAAATGTACAAGATATGAAGTATTCTTCGATAAAGATGTCGAACGCATCATAGGAATACATCCAATTGGTAAATAAACGAATTAACAGGTTTAGTGTTGTAAAGTTAGTATATTGACAATTTAAATAAATGTGATTATGAAGAAGAAATTAATAATTGCCATCATCGTAGCCATTCCCTTGTTGATGGTGTGCAGTGGATGTGGAAATAAAAACAAACAACCTACTATCGAGGAGCAGATTGCACGTAACAAATATATAGACAAGATTATGTGTAATGATTCATGTAAGGCAAAACGTGATGTAGTTTTAAAGAAATATTTCGGTTCAAACTATACTTTAGCCAAAAGTAAAATTAACAATTATGACAGCAATTATAATTGGGGATTTTTTATGGACGATGGAGTCTTAGATGGCACAATAAATGGAGCAAAGGGAAAATATGAATATCATATAGATATTACGGTTTCTATAGAAAATCCACTCGATTGGACACTTACGGAATTTCGTGTAAAGGATATAAAAACACAACATTACGTTTATGTAATAAGAAATGGAAGTGAAGAAAATGTAGAGGAGTATGAGAAGGCAATTACAACGAGCAATTCAGAAAGTGATATATATGTTTCTGATGAAGACTTATCCGCAATCGAGGATGCTTTGCAAAGAGAATGGGATATTAGTAACGCTTCTAGTGCTGTAGGTGCAGAAAGTTCAAATGTCTTCAAGGTCAAGAAAGAAAGTGTCAGCGGAAATGAGGTAACTGTTTCTTATTCTTTGCGTTCAACCTATGGTGGTCAGAAGAAATTCGTTGATTTGCATGGCGTTGTTAAGAAGAATAGTGATGGCTCTTGGAGTGTTGTAAACTTAGGCTATTAACAGTTTTAGTTTAAAAATAGTTTGTTTGGCATGTTACAAGACTAATAATATAATAAGGTATAAATTTTAAAATAGGTTTTCAAAAGAAAATAAAGCTTAAAAGAATAAAGAAATACACTAAATAATTTGCGTATTTCAGAAACTATGCTTACCTTTGCAAACGAAATCAGAAATGGTTCAAAAATCTCATAATTCGCAACTTACCACGTTATGTGAAGAATGAGTTTTTTCAAGTACGTATGCAACTAAAAAAAAGGTTGTTCAATTCTACTTGGGAAATATGGTATAGTAAAGTATTGTGCGGTACAGTAAAGTGCAGTATAGTTCTGTTTAGTTTAGTACAGTTCTGTAAAGTAGAGTAATGTAAAGTACAGTGAAGTAAAGTGAGCCATCCTTTGGGGTGGCTCTTTTTTGTTAATAGTGGTTAATATAACAAAAATGTTACCATAAAATTTGGTTGTATAACAAATATGTTATATCTTTGCATTGTCTTAAGGACAAAAGAGTTCTTGTAACAATGAAGAAAAGCGAATTGATTAAGAGACTGAGAGAAGCGGGATGCTTCCTGTCTCGACAAGGTTCGGGACATGAAAAATGGACTAATCCAAAAACGGGAAAGTCTCAATTCGTGCCAAGACACGCTAGAGAGGTCGCCACAGGCACCGCTCATAGTATTCTAAGAGAATTGGTTGGGGAGTAATCCCCACCTTTCTCTCTTCATTGCTTAAAGGACTCTTTTTTTTGTTAAGAAGATAAACGAATATATATATATGAAGAAGATTAAAGTTATTGTAGAACAAGCCAAGGATGGGTCTTTTTGGTGTCATACCGAAGATGGAATAGGTAAGGTTGGCTTAAACTCTTGTGGAGAAACTGTTGCCGCTGCGAAGCAAGATTTAATGGATTGTTTAGCGTTGGCAAAAGTGGATGCAAAAGAGAATGGAGAAGTGTTTCCTGACGTTGAATTTGAATACAAGTATGACTTGCAATCTTTCTTTAATTATTTCTCTTTCCTCAATGTGTCAGAGATTGCAAAACGAGCAGGTGTCAATCCTTCATTGATGCGTCAGTATAGTAAAGGCATAAAGCAAGCTGGCGAGAAAACTTATGAACGTTTGGCACATTGTATGAATGAAATAAAAAAAGATTTGGTAGCCGCTACCTTTTAGGCGTGTGGCTTCATTGTTACAATAGATAAAGAACTCAGAGCCTTCTGCATGTGAATGTGGAAGGCTTTTTCGTATCTAGACCTTATTCTTTGCACTTAAATCTTTAGTGAAATAGCACGCCTTTATTCTTTCGTTATTCCTTTGATTATTAATTAATTTTGCCAATAAAATTATAAAAAATGGCAGAATTAAGATTCGATGTCAAAGCGAATTTCGAGCAGGTTACGAAACTTCGTTCCGAGTGCGAAAAGTTGAGGGCTGAGTTGTTGAAGACCAATAAGTCAACCGACCCAGCTATTGTTGCGGATTTGACGGAAAAATATGCAGATGCAAGTAATCGCTTAAAGGATTTAACGCAAGCAGCTTCAAGAGCCGCTTACGTGATGTCTTCTGAGTTTAACAAGAAGATGCAAGCAGCCGCAAGGGAAGTTTATAGCTATGAACTTCAAATGCAAGCTACCAAAGACCGAATAGAGAAAATCCAACAGCAAATCACTAACAAGAGATTAACTCTTGGAGTTACAACGGATAAGTCATCCATAGATTCTTTACAGAAGAATATTGACTATCTGAAAGGTTCTTTGGCAGGTCAAACTGCGCAACTGAAGAACCTAGAAGGAGGTGCTGTCGGTGCTCGTCAGACCTTGGAGAATATGCGGAATGAGTATGTTTTGTATGCAGGTTCAGCAAATCCGGCAAAAGAGGCAACAAATATGTTGACCGATAGCATGAGCCAAATGATAGAACGCATGAAGTCCGCTCCAACTGCCGGAGAGGGCATGTCTAGCTTGTTCCAAAGGGTAACGGGTGATGCTCACATGCTTTCGGCAACATTACTTGGTGGTTTAGGATTTGAGCAACTGGCAGGTAGTATCTTTAATACTCGTTCTCAATTCCAACAACTTGAAATATCTTTCAATACCATGCTTGGTAGTGCGGATAAGTCTAAACAATTGATGGATGAACTTATCCAAACGGCAGCTCATACGCCTTTTGACATGTCCAGTATTACGAGCGGAGCAAAACAACTTTTGGCATACGGAACGGAAGCGAAAGATGTTAATAAAACTCTTGTTCAGCTAGGTGACATTGCTTCGGGCTTGAACATTCCGCTTGGAGAACTTGTTTATCTGTACGGAACGACCGTTTCGCAAGGAAGAATGTTTACAATGGACTTGCGCCAGTTTATGGGCAGAGGTGTTCCTTTGGCAGAAGAGTTGGGTAAAATTTTACACCAAAATACAACTGAGGTTCAAGAGTCTGTTTCTAAGGGAAAAGTCACATCAGACATCTTCAAGGAAGCTATCGCCAACATGACGCAAGCTGGCGGTCGTTTCGGAGGCCTGATGGAGCAACAATCAAAGACATTGGAGGGTCAGTGGAGTAACATTGGCGATTCCATCCAGCAAGCGTTCAACGAAATCGGCAAAAAATCCGAGGGCATGTTCTCTAGTGGATTGTCAATTATTTCTGCTATGGTGGAGAATTGGCAAGAGGTAATAAAAGTTATTGGCGTGGCTACAATAGCCGTTGGCTCTTATCGTGCATCATTAATGGCGGCTGCTTCTATCCGTAAGGCAGAAGAGGCTCAGCAAGCCGATGATATGATGAAGGGGATTGATGCTGAAATCAAGCGTTTGCAAGACCTAGAAAACTCAAACTACAAGTCGCTGGGTAAGGATAAAAAGCAAGAGCGAGTAAATAAACAACAAGACTTGGCAAGTATTGTTGGAGATACCGCTGTGTCCGATGATTTAGTAAAGGCAAGATTAGATGCAGCAGAGCAAGAGGGCGTTATTACGGCACAAGTGCGTTCCCAATTAGAGATGAAACGTGAACTCTTACAGACTCAGCAACAAGCAACTGCACAAAGCCAGATTGAGCTTGATGAAGAAAAAAGAAAGACAGAGGAACTTCGTCAACAAAAGATAGAATCTCTTAAAGATGATTTGAAGACTACCACGGAGAAAATATCAAATCTTGATGATAGGGATGTAGAGTTGGCTAGACAATATACAGCAGCTTTGAATGATTTGCAAGATGCCCAAGATGCCTTTGCTGAGGCTCAAAAATTGGTTGAAGAAACCGCTGATGGTGCAAACTTGGCTTTTGACTCCGAGGGTAATGCCGTGAATGCCCTAGAAGCAAAGGAACGTTTGGCAACCGCTGCGAAGAAAGTGAACATTGCTCAAACAAATGTTTCGACAATTGCAAGTCAGCAAAGAGGAGCTGCGCTTATTCGTGAGCAATTACAAGAGAGACAAGCAACACTACAAACGCAGTTGAATTCGGTTAGTCAAGCTACCAATACGACTACGAAAAAGGCTAGCACTTTAGCTACGGCAGCTTCAACTGTAAAAAATGCCATCCATACCGCAAGTGTTAAAATAATGACAACTGCTGAATTAATGCTTAGTAATGCGGTAAAATCTACAACTATGGCTTTAAAGGGAATGTGGGCTGCTATGCTCGCAAATCCGATTACTGGTATTATAACATTGGTAACAACGCTTGCTAGTGCCGTTGCTATGTTCGGAGGTGAAGAGGAAGATATTTCTGTTGACACTAAGCATTTTGGAGATTCTGCTGAAAACACAAGGGCGAAAGTTGATGGTTTGCTTAACGTAATGAAGTCTTCTAAAGAAGGAACTGATGCTTACAACAAAGCTAAAGAAGAACTTATCCAAACCTACGAGCAGTTCGGAATTAAGTGTGATGCCGAAAAGGATAATTTAACAACACTTAAAGGCAAGCATGATGAATTTCTTGCAACTTTACAATTGGAGAATGCTGAAAGAGAAAAGGCTAATGCTTTAATGTCTGCCACTTCCCAATACACAGAAGCAAGAAACAAAGAAGATGACAATTTTAGCAAAGACTTATCCGGCCATTGGTATCAAGGTGGGCAACATGTAGATAATGAAGATATAACATCAATACAAATGATGTATAATTCCATAGCAACAGATGAGGTTTTAGATAGGCTGGCTAAGTTGAAGCAAAGAGTAGATGATAGCACATTGTCTTACAAGGAGCATATAGATGCTTTTAATATTTACACAAATGCAGTTAAAAAGACATTTGCGCCTATTGATTCGTTCTTAGAAAAACAACATTACAATATAGCGACTATAGAGAATACTGACCATTCGATATTGGAGCATACGAGTAATCTTGCAAAATTAAAGACAAGTTATAAAAACGCAGAGGATGCGATAATGAAGGCGGCTGCTGAAAATGTAGATTGGAATAATACACAGGCTAGGTCACAATGGGTAGCTCAGCAAAATAAACAAAGCATAGATGCCTTAACTTCCTCAACAGACCAGCTTATTTCTATATGGAATCAGGAATATGGATTAAATTTAAAAATCCATTATGATGATACAGAAATTCCAAGTTGGATGAAATCTTTAACGGATAAACAGTTGCAATCTTTGATTAATAGACGTAAGGCAGATTTAAATAGGCAAGAGCAATACCGAACTAATCATAAAGGAAGTAAATTGCTGACAAAGCAAGGAAATCAGCTAAGAGACGAAAATGCCAATAGGCTTGATGTTGCTATGGCTGGTTCTATTCTAAAAGATAGAGAGGCGAAAAGAAAAGCCGAGGCAAATAAGCCGAAGGAAACGACAAAGAAAACTACACCTAAGAAAACAGGTGCAACGGATAACCCACAAGCAAGAGCGTATGAACGCAAGAAGGCTGAGGAGGACTATTCCAAGTCTATTTCATCCTATTCGGAGAAAGCTATCCAAGACATGACCAAGAACCGCATTAATGCAATGAATGAGGGTTATAGCAAGGAATTGGCTCAGATAACAGAGAATGCCGACAAGGAGAAAAAAGCGGTAGAAGATGGTATAGACAAATTGGTTGAGGCTAGGAAAAAGCGTGACCAAGCTGTTTGGGTTAATTCCGGCAAAGGTCGTAAGGCTAATATGTGGAAACAGAGCAAAACCGATGAAGAGTACAAGAATGAGGTTTTGGATGAAACCATGAAGGATAGCAAGGGTAATCCGGTTAAGGTAAATGGCATGGAGATGACCATAGGCATGAATGTTGCTAATCAGATGAATGCAATTCGGGATAAGGCTGTAAAGCAGAATGAGGATGTGCTTGCTAAAGAAGCGCAAAGCATGTACGATTATCTGAAGACTTATGGTACATTCCAAGAGCAGAAGTTAGCTATTGCTGCCGATTATGCTAAGAGGATTAGCGAGGTTGAAAACTCTACGGATTCGGACTCAAACAAGCAATGGAAGATAAAATCTTTGAAAGAAGAGCAGAAGAAAGAAACGGATTCGGTTGAGACTAGTGCTATTATGCAGAAGATAGACTGGTATCAAGTCTTCGGAAATGTTGGTGGCATTATGAAAGATGCGCTTGTTCCTTTATTGGCGGATCTGGATAAATTCGTAGGTACGGATAAGTTCCAAAATTTGGGTGCAGACCAGCAGAAGAGTATCGTTGATGCAATGCAGAATATCCGTAATTCGATTGGCAATACAAGTGATTTGGGTTGGAAAGACCTTGCAAGGGACGTTGTAGCTTATCAGGAGGCTCTGAAGAATGCGAAAATTGCACAAGAGGAATATACGGAAACAGAAACCAAGCTTACACCTCGCATTAAGGATTTGCAAAATCAGATAGCGAATGCGAAAAAGTCTGGCAATGTCGCAGAGCAAGCTAGATTGCAAAATGATTTGAATAAAGTACAAGGTCAGTTAGCGGAGTCCGGCAAGAAGATTGTTACGGCTAACACAAAAGTCCGTACTAGTGGTCAGAAGTTGGCTCAAACGACACAGAATGTGACGCAACCGATTTCTGCTATCCATGAGTTCCTTTCTACTTCTGGACTATCCGATTTGGCATCTCTTTGGGATAGTTTCGACCAACTTAAAGGTGGAATTGACGGATTGAAAGCTTTGGATGAGGCTAAGAAAGCGGCTGATGGTCTGAAGGATATGGGCAAGGAAGCCGCAGACGCAGCCGCAGACGCTGGCAAGAAAGCTGGTGATGCGCTAAGCGAAGGATTGTCAAAAGCTGGACTAATAGGTCAAATCGTATCTGCCATCTTGAAGATACTTGATGTTTTGAAAGATGGTATTGGAACATTGATTAGTAGCTTGATTGATACAGTTCTGAATGCGGTCAACGGCATATTAAAGAATATTCTAAGTGGCGATTTTATAACTCAGATAGGAGGGTCTTTGGTAAGCGGCATTGGTAATATTCTCAATACAATATCGTTTGGCGGATTCAATAGTTTGTTTGGTATTGGTGGAAACGCAAAAGAAGTAAACCGGACTATAGACAAACTGACGGATAGAAATGAAATCTTGACGGATGCTATAGACAAGTTGCGAGATTCCATAGACAAGAATAGTGGCATTAAAGCCGTAGAGGATGCTCAAAAGGCCGAAAACCTCCAAAAGGAGAAAGAGCAAAATTTAAAGGAAATCATGGAGGCGCAAATGGGTTATCATGGCTCTCATCACAGTTTTAACGCATATTTTCGAGGATTTTCGCAAGAGCAAATCAAAAAGGTGTCCGATGCAATAGGCAGACAATGGAATGGTAATCTTAACGACTTGCAATCTGCTGATGAAGCAGCTGCCATTTTGCAGAATCCAGATGTTGTTGAGGCTATCAAGAATACAGGTAAGGGTGGCTATGGAGATAGAGTTCTTGAAAAGTTGAAAGACTATGCGGCTGAGGCAGGAACATTAGAGGATATTGCTGATGACCTTGCAGAAAGTTTGACACAAATATCTTTCGATAGTTTGAAGAGCGAGTTTATAGATACTTTGATGGATATGAATTCCTCTGCTCAGGACTTCTCCGATAATTTCTCCAAGATGCTTATGCAAGCTGTTCTGAAAGCGAAGGTAGATGATTTGTTGGGTAATGATATGCAAGCATTCTATGATGAGTGGACGGAACGAGCTAAGGCAAATGGCGGCAAATTGTCTAAGACGGATATAACTGCCTTGAAGGAAAAGTATGATGAAATGGTTCAAGAAGGACTGAAGATTAGAGATGAAGTAGCCGAAATTACGGGTTACAAGCAATCTTACGAGCAGTCCGCTTCTTCCGGTTCTTTTGAATCAATGAGTCAAGACACAGGCGATGAGTTGAATGGTCGTTTTACAGCGGTGCAGATCGCTACGGAGGGAACGTATGAGGAAACAAAACTCATAAATACCAAGTTGGATGCTATTGCTGCTCGTGATGGTGGTACAGAGGGTAGCTTGTTGACGGCTAGCGTGAATACTATTATGGGTAATGTAGGCAATATTTGGTTAGCCGTTGATGAGGGAAGAACTATTCTTGCCCAAAGTCTGATGTACTTGCAGTCGATTGATGAGCGACAAGAGCGATGGCATAAGCCTATGTTGCAAGCATTCAATGATATACACGAATTGAAAGATAAAATGAGTAGATTGTAAACTTAATATGTGCCATGTTAATGTAAGAGGGGAATGCGTGATGCACTCTTCTCTTTTTTTATGGTGATAGTTTTTGTTTTTCACAATATAGATAAGTGTTGTTAAACTGAGTGCTAATTTTTGGTAGAGTGGAATATAATAGTTATCTTTGTAGTCGATTTCAAAACTTATAAGGACATGAAGATATTAGAACCAAAATATGAAATCCTATCCCAAGGCGAGGGTATGGATGGAGTTTACAAGCATATAGAGTTGTGCGGTCGCACTTGCTATGCGTCAAGTATGAAGATAGACAAAGACAGCGCAAAGCCTTTCGTTGAGCGTATGGTAAGCAGCAACCATCTTGCCATGTGCGAGCATGGAACAATCTATCTCCATGTTGCTTACGATAACGAGTTCTTTGTACCGGAGTCTTTATTGGTCAAGCACTATCGTGAGAACAAGTATTCCAAGGTGATGCAGATAGGTAACGATTACTATATTACGACCAACTACAGAGTGATAGTAGAGAATGAATGGTTTGATGATTTGGACTATATCTGCGAGCCTACGGAATGGCATGAGAAGCGAATAACCGTCCGCTTTACTACTCAGATTGCGGTAAGTAGAGAAGCTAACAGGCATCGTGTTGATTCCGTAGCGGAACAAAGCACCCGATATTGCAACTATAGTAAAGATAAGTTTGGAGGCGAGATTGCTATCAACAAGCCAAAGTGGGTTAGTGATGATGATGCAGTTAATCCATCGTCTTATGATGGTGGAACATTTGTTGACCTTGCAAAGAACATTGGTAGTTATGAGCATTGGAGTCCGGTAGAAAAATGGTGGTTTGCCAATAGAGTATGCGAAATGATGTACTTGTCTTTGGTTAAGGATGATGGTTTGAAGCCACAAGATGCGAGAACTATCCTTCCGCTTGATACCAATACGGAGCTGATTCATACCGCATTCGTGAGTGATTGGCTTCATTTCTTTGATTTGCGCTCAAAGGGAACGACAGGAAAGCCTCATCCAGATATTGAGGTCTTGGCAACTCCATTGATGAATGAGTTCAAGGAACGAGGTTTGATTTAATCGCTTATGAAGAAGAAAGCCAAGCAAATAGCCAAGGTGATGAGCAATGACTCTTTGGAGGTTGTTGCTCAGATGATTGTTGATGAGGCTAAAGGTGTGCGCTATGAGGTGTATGCCGATGGTTCTAGCAAGAAAGATAAGTGTGGTTGCGGTTGGCTTGTGCTTCATAAGGGAGCGATTATCAAAAGTGGGAAATATACATCTATCACAGCCAAAGTGAACGATTCGGTGAGAGCCGAAATAAGGGCGGTCATTCATGCATTGGGTGATTGCCCTCCTTTGTGTTCTGTTGATGTGTATGTGGATTGTCAAGTAGCTATAGAGAGAATACAGGCTTGCAAGTTAGGAGATTTGCAGCCTATATATAATAAGGTAGCGAAAGGCAAGGTGATAAGATACCATTGGGTTAAGGCTCATAGAGGTAATATGTATAACGAAATGGTGGATTCTTTGGCTTTTTCTGCTACAGAAAGTTAATTTTGTGCCTACATATATAATAAGCGTTAAAATACAAAAGAAATACATTAGATAATTTGCATGTTTCAATAATTCTTTGTATCTTTGCAATGTAATTAAGAAACAAGGTTACTAATTTTAAAAGGTGAGACACACCGTAAAAACTGTGATTCGTTATGAATACTAGATTGAGTAAGAAAGAGACAATGGTTTATGGCAACATCGGAGTGATGGCTGACGTAATCGGAGGTAATAAGTACTTCACTTTTGCAGATTTGTATGATTTCGATTTGGATAATACCAAGGATGAGTTGAAAGAAATATTAAACTCTTTGACCGAGAAAGGTTACTTAAAGAGTTTTAATGATTTCGATAAAACTTATCGAGTTTTGAAGTAAGAACACAAAGGGGATCCAAAATCCCCTTATAATATAAATTAAGAACGTGAGACACACGTAAAACTGTATTGAAAAAATGAAAAAGGTATTCACGATTGAGAATGCATTAACGCTTTTGTTTGCTCTTGAAATAGTATCATTAATATTTTTTCTAGGATAGGGCTTATGCAGATTAAGTTTGGTAAGATAAAGTTTACTGCGGCTAAGTCCGAAAAAGGATGCCGCTTTGATGCTTGCTATAAAGGTGAGCATGTGGCTTTTGAGAGTGAAGATATGTCTTTGTATGATGATGTCTTTTCTGATAATAGCAGAAGAGCAAAGGCTGCAAAGAGGGTGATTTACGAGAACATAAAGCATAAGTATTATGAGAACCATAGAGATTAGCGATTTCAACGCTGCTGATGAATTTATCGTAGAGGCAATGCTGCATGATGGCAAATTCAAGGTAATCGGCAAGGTTATTACGGACAACAATCTTCTGAATGATGATGATTTGGAAACCATCTGGGATTATGCCAACTGGGAGACGAACGGCTATGAAAAGATGGTTGTCTCTAATGGAGTGTACAAAGGCTTGAAAGCATTCAGCGATGGGCGTTTGTTCTATGTTATCACAGATGATGAGATTGGAGTGGTAAACGATAACATTATGGTACGTAAGCATTACGATGTCAACAATGGCTATTATATAAAGTCATCAAGGTTACACAAGGAGCAATCCAAGGATTTGTGGTGCTTTGGTAGTTGCGAGGCCATAACTAACGAATATAAGTCAAACATTTTACATGAAGTACTTTATGGCAAAGATGAACCATATAAAGCCTACCTTCCTTGAAGGCGGTGAAGTCTGGCATGATATTGATAAGTTCCCGATGCTAGACCATACAATTCTAGTAGAGTTGCAAGTAAAAGGCTCAGACGGATTGATTTACCGGACGCAAGATGTATGTGTTGAGCGTGCGGATAGGTTCGTACCTACGATGTCTTTTGTTCCTAAGCGTTGGGCGTACGCAATAGACTTAGCTCAATGTAAGCAACTTGAAGGATAAAAACAAAATACAAAATTAAGAATTAGCATATGGAAGAATCAAGAGGTGTTTACACATTACCTGTCTTGTATAATGAACAAAGTGGTAGAAATGAAGGTGTATGTGTCAGAAGTGAACTTGGAGTAGTTGTTGCAATTGACAATGAAGATGAGTTTAAAGGTGTTTTTTCAAAGGATGGAGATGTTGATGTATTCAAGCAGTTACTATCACAAGAAGTGTATCGTTTCAACACAGAACACCATGCATTCCCAACTGAACCTTTGATTTCTTACAAGATGGATGGCGACATTATCTTTGATTTCGTTGAAGTAACAATCGGAAAGATGTATGGCGGTTATGTTTATATCGTGCATTACAACTTTGCAAGCACGGCATCATAATAAACAAGTTTGATTATGACAGTAGTAAGAGAAAGATTAAAAATTGCGGCTCAGATTGAGGTGCTGGAAGATATTGCTATTGATTATAGGGGAAAGACTATAGATAACATCATCCAACAGCTAGAAGCGAGGTTGACTGCGTTGAAGTAAGTTCAAGTTTGTGTTAAAAGTCTATGAGTGGAGGACGTTTTGATTATGCTCAGTATAGGATTGCTGACATATATACAAAGATAGAAGATTATGTTGATGGTCATCCGTTGGATGAGGAAGACGAAAGATGCTTTCTCGAAGACCGATGGTTGGAGGAGGATGAAGACAAGTATGTTAGAAAGCATCATCATACGATGCCTAACAGATATGGCTTATCTAAAGAGACTATCAAGGAATTCAAAAAGGGTATTGAACTTCTGAAGAAAGCTCAGGTTTATGCCCAAAGAATTGATTGGCTTCTTTCCGGTGATGATGGAGAAGATAATTTCCATCTACGTTTGAAAGAGGATTTGGCAAATTTAAAAAGTAAGAAAGGATAGATTATGAGTTGGAATTATCGCTTAGATACACCTATGATGCAATTAGCTGAAGAGGTGAACAAGAAATATGATACTGATGCAGGTAAGATGCTTCTTTGCACTTATCTCTTCATGGTATCAAGTGAAGAGATCAAGGACAAACAAGCTTTCTTTGATTGGGTAGAAGAGCTGAATAAGTCCTGTAAGTGCGATGCGGTAAGGGAGTACGTGAAAATCAACGGCAAAGCCGATTGGCTGCATGGTGGATTCAGTAAGCCGATTTACCGACACTATAAGGGCAATTTCTATGAGTACCTTGGTGAGGTTACTGATAGCGAGACTTCTGAAGCTAAGGTTGCGTATCAAGCAATGTGCGGACAGCATGAAGTTTGGGTGCGACCAAAGGAAATGTTCTTTGGTAATGTTGAGGTAGATGGTAATCCAGTTCCTCGATTTGAGAAGGTAGATTTAAAAGACTTAGAGAAACAAACCGAGAAGAGCAATGGACAGAGAAAAGATTAAGAGCTTGTTAGGTCAAGCAATCTTGCGAGTTAATGAAGTCGTACCGGATTTCGGAGACTTGGATAAGGTTCTTCCTTTGCTTAGACAGGCGATTGATGAATTAGATAAGTCAGAATCGGGTTCAGTTTAGAAAGGGTGAAAAATGGCTAATAAACAGACGATAAAACCAAAGGTAGTTCCCTTTGAAATAGCCAAGCTTCTGAAGGAGGTTGGCTACGATGAGAAGATAGCCGAATTTTGGGCTTACGCCAGCCCTTGGACAGCAAAGGGTGGTGTTCGTAAGGGTGGAAAATATAGTGAGCATTATGGCAGTTATATTGCTTACTCAAATTCCGAGTGGGAAAAATCCAATATTGAGTTTTCTGCTGCCTTAAAGTTGAATAGTAAGCATCCGGCAATATCCGCTCCAAGCTATGATATGGTGTTAGATTGGCTTTTAGAGCATTTCGGTTACTATATTTGTGTTGCAAACATTTCGAAAGGTAAGTTTTGTTGGCAAACTACATCATGGTGTGTAGAGGAAGGCTTGTGTCATACGGATGGTAAGGAATATTCCAGTAGATACGAGGCAATGGATGCCGCTTTCAAGAGTATCTTAAAGGCTCGCATTGAGAATAAAGATAACGAGGTAATCAAAAGACTCTCGGAGGAAATACAAGATGGAAAGACTTTATGATACTTTTGTACACGCAATAATGATGAAGTTAGAAGCTCGTTTATGTTCTGAACTCGAATGTGTTTATAAGAATATAACAAACAAAATTGTTGAGAAGAAAGGTAAACTCACCAACGAAGACGTAATTGAGTTTCAGAAAAAACTACAGGAGGTGTACGACACGGATGCTGATATTCGTGAACAGATTATTGGTATTAAAGATTCCAAGAAGTGCATCTTAACTAAAGAAGCATGTGAAGAGTTAATAAAGAGACTTAGCGTGATTAATATAAAAGAAGATGAACAAGCAAAGAATGATAGAGTGGGTAGCCACTTGTGATACAGGTATCTCTTCAATGACTATGTGGAGTGCATTGATGGGTGTAAAGCGAAAGAAAGATTTGAATATTCCTAAAGACAATAGTGACTTCCGTAGATGCTATGACATGGTAGAATACGGACACGTAACCTTGGATGAGCTACAAGCTGTGAAGGTGCAGTATCCTTGGTTTACACCAGTTGTTGACAATTGGAAGGAATTGTCTCTTTTGTTTGAAGAAGAGCTGGACAAACGTTTGTATATGCGAATCCGTCAGCTTTGCAAAGAATCAGACGCTATCCGGTATGAGGTAAGGGGAGGACTTTATTATGAAAGGGTGTTTTGGTATAATGTTTAATTAATAAAAGATAGAAAGAATGAATAAAGACAAATTAAAGGTCAGCTTTGAGATTGACCGTTACAAGGTAATTGGTATGCTCTCACGTAATTGTGAGAATGCCGAAGAGTACAACGAGATTATGGATATTCTTGAATGTAAGAATGAGTTTGTGCGTGATGCGAATGGTAATGAGGAACTTGCAAGCCGCATTTGCAATTATGCTTTAGACTCTATCTTGGTTGAGAATCCAGATTTGGCTCTCCGTAAGCGCTTGGATAAGGAACAGAAAGGCGAGGATGCTCCTGATGGAAATTCCAATGTCATCGAAATCAAAGGTGACGATGCAAAGAAACTCGTAGAAACCCTTTGTGGTATCCTTCGCAAGGATAAGTGATGTAAAATTCATCAAAAGAATTTAAATAAACACTAAAACGCTTGCAAGTATAAAATAAAATGCTTATCTTTGCATCGTGTTTGAAACAGATGGCCTTCAGAGAGGTCGCTTCTACCATAATAAGTCAAGACTTAGGAGTTTACGGCAGGGTTCCCAAGTTACCCAGCTCAGCTAGACTATAACAAGGAAACTCTAATTAGGGTGAGAATCCCTAGATGCTGCATTAGACAAGTGGTTAAGTCGCCAGCTTTTCACGCTGGTATTCAAAGGTTCGAATCCTTTATGCAGTACTAAATTGCCCTATGGTGTAATGGCAACACTACAGGTTTTGGTTCTGTCATTAGTGGTTCGAATCCACTTGGGGCAACGAGGAGGAATAGGAGTATGTTCCACAAATGGTGCGATATTCAAGCGGTTAAAGAAGATTGACTGTAAATCAATTCCCATAGCGGGTTCGGTGAGTTCGAATCTCCCTTGCACCACAAGTACTTTTGTCATATTACAAGGAATGTAGCTCAGTAGTAGAGCACTTGGCTTGGTAACCAAGGGGGCGTTGGTGCAAATCCAACCATTCCTTTACGCTTTCGTAGCTCAGTGGCAGAGCATAGGATTTTTAATCCTAGGGTCGAAGGTTCGAATCCTTCCGTTGGCACAATGATACACAAGAAGAGAGCCGTGATGTTTGTCCTATTGGAATCTCGGACATCTGTCAACGGGTAAACGTAGGAAGCAGATGGGACGAATAAAGTTGCGAATAAGTCTATGAACTAGGGAGACAAGCGGAATGGTTCTCTTTTGTGTTTCGTTTGATGGTTTTACGAAAATTAGAAGAATATGAAAAGTCCGCTAAGAATGGCAGTCGCTTTAGAGAAGAATAATAAAGTATATCCGAAAGATGTACGGAAGTTCTTGATGGGATTGTATGCCACGTTACATTTGACAGATAATGCAACAGCAAAAGATATGGAGAAGTTGGTTTATTATGCTTTTCGGAATGGCTATCTGCTAGGTGTTAAGTCTGAAGGTGGTGATGACCAAAAAGCGTATGACAGACTGCCGGATTTGGGAGTAGAAGAAGATATTGGTGATGATTTAAGAAGATAGTTGATAAAATTGGTAATTAGTTAGTAAAGTTTTTAGGCTTTGGTGTGTGAACATCGAAGCCTTTTTTATATATAATAAGGTATATAAAGAGGGTAATTGTTAATAAAGTACATATATCAGTTATCATAAGTTAAATAAATAAAGAAAAACATTAAAATACTTGCATGTTTCAAAAGTTATTTGTATCTTTGCATCGTCAATCAAGATAAGTTGGTTGATTTGCCGAGTGACAAGTTTCACTCAATAAGGTGAGAGCGACACCAAGGGGTAAGCCCCGAAACAACTAGCACAATTGATTATGTCTAAGCAGACTGGTTTTTCATTCGCAAGTTCAAAGAAGTCATTAATTGAGACTATTGACGAAATCAAGAAGTCAAAGATGTCTCGCAACGAAAAGATAGTTGCATTGAAGGCTTGCGGTCTTCGTGAGAAAGAAATCTCCGATATGTTGAAGGTCTATGTACCTAGCGGTTCTACTTCAACGAGATTTGTTTATACATTCGGTGTTGAGATTGAATGTGTTCATGCCGAGCGCAATGCCTTGATAGAGGCAGGTCGTCAGAATGGTGTTGATATTCATTCTGAGGGTTATAACCACACCGATAACAAGAGCTATTTCAAGATTGTTAGTGATGCTTCAGTTGGTGGTGATGTTGACCCTAACGAGGTTGTAAGTCCGGTATTGAATGGCAATACAAATGGTATGGCAACTTTGAAGAAGGCTATCAAGTCTTTGGATGCTGTAGGTGCAAGAGTTAATTCTACTTGTGGTCTTCACGTTCATATCGGTGCAGCTAAGTTGACAGGTGAGCAGTATGTTAACGTTTTCAAGAATTATCAGAAGCTTGAAAGATTGATTGATAGTTTCATGGCTCTTTCAAGAAGAGGTAATTGCCGTTGGGCAGCCAGCTTGCTTGACAAGGATTTCTCTAATTGCCACGGCAATTACGATATTAGACGTAATGTATTTCATGGAGATAGATATTACAAGGTCAATGCAGAGAGCTATGCACGTCACAAGACTATCGAATTTCGCCAGCATCAAGGTTCAACCAATTACAAGAAGATTGAAATGTGGGTTAAGTTCTGCGCAAAGCTTGTCGGTTGGTCTCGAAACAATGTCTTCACTAGTGAGGTTATGAATATCGAAGATATACCTTTCTTGAATAAAGAAGAGAAGGCTTTCTTCCAGAGCCGTAAGGATGCATTTGCAGCCAATAATGATTAATTAATGTAGTCCTAGGGTAAAAGCCCTAGGACACAAAAACAAAGTATTACAAAGAAAAAAGAAAGGGTAAAGATATGTGTGTTATTATTGTATGTCCGAAAGGTGTTGCTTTACCATCCGTAGATGAGCTGAGGGCAGCGTATATGAGAAATCCAGATGGTTGTGGGTTCGTGAGCGAGTCTGACCATTACAAGAGTTTGCATTTCTCTACATTTATCCGTAGATTGATGAAGCGAGATAAAAATGAAAATGTTATCATACATTTTAGATTTGCTACTCATGGTTCAGTCAGTGTCAAGAATTGCCATCCATTCTATAAGGCAGGTTATTGGTTCGCACATAATGGAGTGCTCCCGATTTGCTCCGAGCATGATAAAACGGATAGTCAGATTTGCTTTGAACGTTTCATTTATCCTACTATCAAGAAATATGGTTGGGGTTCTAATGAACATATGAAAGAAATGAATAAATGGACAGCTCATGGTTCTAAGTTTGCAATGTTGCATAATGGTGAGATTGTGAAGTCCGGTAAATTCATAGAGCGTGATGGACGGTTTTATTCTAATTTGAATCATTTGGGTTATATGAGAAATGTTATAAACTTTTAGATGATTAATGTTTAGGTTCTTTTTATTCGACAAGCGTCAGATGTCCGTGAGGATGTTTGGCGTTTTTTTTCGTTATATGCGAGTTTAATTTTGTGTTACTACTAGTTTACGATTTCATAATAAAATAGCCTTAAATCGCTTGTAAATGCCCTTATTGCTCACTTTTAGGCAAAAGTGAGATACTTGCAAACAGATTAGTGTATTAATTGTTCTTTTCGTATTATCTTTGCACTAGTTTTAACAAATATATCGAAAGAATGAAAGAGAAAATTTTCCAGTTACTAAAACAAGAGTATAAGTCTCTTGGGTTAGGTGATGAAGTTCTTCAGGCACATGCCGAAATGCTTGATAAGATGGGGCTTGTTACTGATGACAACATCGAGACAGTGGTTGCTAGTCAAAAGGATTTTTTGGAGTCCTTGCAAAGGGACAATGACCGCAGAGTTACCGATGCCAAGAAAAAGTTCGAGGAGGCACAAAAGGCTAAAGAAGATGCTGAACGCAAGGTTGCTGAAGAAGAAGCTAAGAAGAAAGCTGAAGAAGAAGCCAAGAAAGCCGCTGAAGAAGCCGAAAGGAAACGCTTGGAGGAATTGGCAAAGAAAAGCGAAATGCCGGATTATCTCAAAAAATACTTTGAAGAGCAAGCAGCAGAGAAGAAAGCTTCAGATGAAGCAAGAACCAAGGAACGTGAAGAGTTCAAGAAACTCGTTGAGACCTTGACTCAGAAGAACACAGACCAAGCCAAGACTTACAACGAACAGATGGAGGCGCAAAGCAAGACCATTAAGGAATTGCAAGAAACTATCCAAAAGCAAGCTGAGGAGGCTAAGGCTAAGGAAGAGGCTGCTGCAAAGGCAAAGGCAAAGGCAGACCACGATGCGAAGATTTTATCAAAGGCTAAGGAGTTGGGCATTCCCGAAAGTCGTATCAACGAGGGTTTCACCTTGAGCGATGATGCTACAGATGAAGCTATCGAAACATACCTCTCCAAGGTAGCGAACAACTACAAGGCGTTGCAACAGCCACAATTCGGGGGTAGCTATCGTGCTAGCGAGGGCGAGCCAACAAAGGAGGACGTTGACAATGTAGCCGCATCATTAGTTCAGTCACTTTAAAAATTGAAAAACATGAATCAGGAATTGAAGACTACGAAAAAGCAAATTGTCTTTGGTGAGGATTCCGTCATTATCCAGAAATGGGAAGGCGACATCAAGGGCGGTCGTGCTTTGGATTGGACAGGCGTAAAAGATGAAGTTCTTTACGCAGGTCATGTTATCGTGACAGATGGTAAGGGAACTTACAAGCCATTGCCTATCGAAACAGGCAATTATAAGGATTTGGGCGTTGATAGTGACCCATTGAAGGATTACAAGTACGCAGGTGTTCTCTATCGTTCCATTCTGAATGGTGAGCCAGCGGCAATTATGACTGCTGGACAAGTAAACAAGGTAGCAGCCAAGGCTGCAAATGGTGCAGACTATCCGGATGCATTCCTTACAGCTATGCCAAAGATTGCTTTGGTTAGCGATGAGGATGCTAACAAGTTCGATGAGTCTGATGCAACTATGGACAAAGACTAAAAGAAGGAGGATAACAGATGGAAAAATCACTTTATTTTCAGTTGGTCAATAAATACTTCCCTCTACTTGTTGCAAGTGTAGTAGAGAAGTTGAACGGCAAGAATCAGACCGCATTGACCTATATGTACCGAGACCACTTGACTAACACCTATAGTCAAGACGGACGCTGGGCATCAATTACTGCGGAATACACACGAGTTGCTGCTGACGTTGTATCAATGGATGCAGAACTTCCATTGAAGAGCCGTGACAAGGTATCAACCGCTGAGGGTCAAATCCCAAAGGTTGGTATGAAGCTTTACATGTCAGAGAAGCAGCTTAAGGATTTGGATAACATGATTGCGCAACGTTTGCCTCAGCCACAGATTTTGCGTAACTTGTTTGCAGACCTTCCTCGTTGTATTCAGGCGGTTTACGAGCGTATTGAAGATATGTTCCTCAGTGAGCTGTCAACAGGTGTAGCTTTGGCAACTCGTTCCGGTGGTACTGGTGTCCGAGTTGATGTAGGTTTTGCCGAGAAGAATAAGTTTGGCCACGGTGCTAAGGCTTGGGACGCAGAGGATGCAACTCCTCTTGATGACATCCAATTGGTTTACGACAAGGCGATGGAAGACCAAAACACCATCACTACTTGTTATCTTGACGATTACACAATCAAGTTGCTTGGAAAGAATAAGCAGGTTCGTGCCCAGTTTGCCTTCAATCAAGGCATTGCAATCAATAGTGATAGCAATATTCCTATTTTGAGTTTCGAGCAGATTGCATCTATCTTCAGAAATAAGTGGCAGACCAACTTGGTACGTGTAGCCCGTACAATCAAGACCGAGATTAACGGCAAGAAGGGAACACACAACCCTTGGGCTAAGGGTCACATGACCTTTACATGCTATGATAACCTTGGTGATTTGTTCTGGACTAACGTAGCCGAAGCTACAAGACCAGTTGCAGGTGTTACTTATCAGTCAGCCGACGAGTATATCTTGGCTAGCCGTTATTCTACTAACGACCCACTCCGTGAGTTCACCAGCTCACAAGCAATGGTTGTTCCTATCTTGAATAACGTTGATGCTATCTACTCTTTGGACTCAACACAAGCGGTAGGTTAGGCTTATGAGAGGTGAGGTAATTAGTCCGTTCCGTGATAAGTTCCATTTTAACACCATCTATGAAGTTGGTGCAATCTTGGACTTTGACGAAGAACGCATGAACTCCCTTATCGAACGTAAGCTTTGCAAGATGTTGGAGGTGCAGAACGATAATAGTTCTGTATCTCCAGAAGACGATAAGGAAATTAAAGATACTCCTAAAAAGGAAGTCTTGAATGATGGAAAAGAAAATCCTAAAGAGAATGAAGATAAAAAATCAGAAGAGACACCTAAGAAGGAAGTCTTAAAGGAGAAGAAGGAGAGCAAGCCTAAAAAGGAGAAAACCCCAAAAAAGGATGCTGCCGAGTCAACCGAAGAGACTTCTGAAAAGGAGAATGTAGAAGAGGAACTTGACGAAAAAGCAAAGAGCGAGCAGGAGGCGGCAAAGAAAATCGCTGAGGCTATGAGTCAGGCTCAGAAATAATGATGTCACATGAAGATAAGAGAATACATTTCGCAGAAGTTGCGTGCTTGGAACATAACGGATGCCCAATTGGAAGATATTTCGTCAGGTATAGACCTTGACGAAGAATATACGTCTGATAATTCGCAGGTTGTAGGCAAGGCGATGATTTCCGTAATCGAGGAACTTATGCTTGCCCCATATATGAGTAATGTGAACGAAAATGGATTCTCAGTCTCTTGGGACTACTCTAGGATAGGACAATACTATATGTGGCTTTGCCGTAAGTATGGTGTTGCTCCGGATGATGAAGTGGTGGCAGCTTTAGGGCTTTCCACTATCACGGATAAGTCTGATATTTGGTAAATGTCTAGGTTATGTTATATTCCCCTCATATATTAAAGAAAAAGTTCGTGAATAAGGTTGTCAACAAGTACAACGAGGTCATTAGCTCTTCTGAGGAATGGAAAGAAATGGGGCGTTGTCGGTGCGATGACAACTCTACCGAGCATTTCACTACCGATAATGGTAGTATATATACACCGAAATATCACATTGTTTGTGACAAGTGCCAGATTTCCGAAGGTGATGAAGTCAAGGTCTATTCCGATGATGGAATCTATCGAGGAGGTGGAAAGGTCTATAATGCCCCTAAGTGCAATTATCTTGGTTATATGAGTATCTATGTCTGATGTTATAAAGGATGAGATAGACGCTTTCTTTGCGCTGGGAGAAAGGGAAGTAGATGAATTCCTTGATAGGTTAGGTAAAACAGCCGTTGAACTTGATAAGGCTAACGGAAACTACCGAAACCGCACAGGTAATCTCAGAAGGTCAAACTATAGTAATGTACATGACCATACCTTAACCCTTGGGAACAAAGCTGAATATGCGTCTGATGTTTCCTCTAGGGGATATGATGTTATAGATTCGGGTATTCAGTATATCAAGAAAGAAATCGAGGATATGCGATGATTACAGAAATAGATGCTGGTCATGTAATCTATGATGACTTGGAACTTATGGGATTGGAACGAAGACTGAAAGGACATCTGACAAAGGGTGGACTTGAAGGGGAAAGACCTATGGTCGGTGAGAAGATTCCTGATGAAGGCATGATAGTAATCATTCCTAAGCGCATGAGTGCAGACAAGACATATTTCAACGATTGTACTATAGAGGTAAACATATTGCTCAAAGATATAGAGGGCGAGGCTAATCCTCAATTGAACGAGCTTTTAAAGAGGGCTATTGAAACCTTGTCCGACAATGAAGTCGGAAAAGTTGAGGATGTATGGTATCGTTATTCTATCCGCTCCCACGGCATAGAGCAAGAGAGTAGGTTGAGTTGCCATTACGCAAACATTACTATTGATTTTGAAACATTAAACGTAAGATAAGATGAAACCATTTATTGGAATCAAGAGAATTTGGTATGGTGCTCCTCTTACCGAGGCAAATACACCAGCTAAGTTGGCTACATGGTTGAAAACCGCTACAGAGGTCTTGAACAGCCATGAGGGAACATGGGGATATTCTCAGGATGACCCTAGTGTTACCGAGTACAAGAACGAGCTAAACGGACAGGTTTACTATCGTGACAAGACTGATGAGGGTGCTAAGACAATTACATTCTCTATTGGTGTATTCTCATGGAAGAACAAGGTAGACTTGCAGGGTGGTAAGATGTACAAGGCAACCGGAGAAGAGACTACAACGGAGGCAGAAGCAGTAGGTTGGTCTTCTAGCCAAGATTTGGCTAATATCAACAAGTGCATCGTTGCTCAGACCAAGACCGGAAACTACATTGTCTTCTCAAATGCAGCTATCGTAGCCAAGGGTGACCAGCAGGACAAGAATATCACTTTGGGTATTTCTGCCGTTGCTATGGAAAGCGAGACCGACGGTGTTGCTGGCGAGTACCAATGGGAAGGCTCTGCGGTAGTAGAACAGGAATAAGACATAGGCAATAAATGATCGAGGGGGATGGTGTTAATGCCGTTCCCCTTTTTTTTAATATTAAGAACCATGAGTAAGGCAAGTAAATTAGTTGCGGATGCAATTCTTGGAGAGGATACCGTAACGATAATCGTGAATGGAAAGGCTTATTATGTTTCACCACCTACAATTATAAAATTGGTCAAGGCGGCTAAATACCTTGATAGTTTTGAGGAGGGCAAGACCTTAGCGGAAGTCTTAGGCATGCTTAAGAATTTGGATGATGCTTGCAAGGCGTTATCCGTATTCATACAAGGCGATGAATCCATTAGTGATGAATTATCTAAAGGAACGCTTGAAGAGGTTGTCAATGGCTTACAAACGGCTTATTCCTTAATCTCTATAAAGGATTTTCAGACGCTATCAATTTTGGCGAAGAGTGCGGCAAGGATGATAGCAAAACCACGACCATAGGTAATGATACACTCTTAGGGCAGATTGCATCTTTTATGGATAGTCTGCACTTATCTTACCAAGAAGTCGTGAAAGAGATACCTTATAGAAACTTATTGCTGATGGCAAAAGATAAGCAAAGAGTAGCATATGGTGATGTTATGTATGAGGTAACGGAAGAAGAGTTTGGAATGAACTTCAAAAAAGGATAAGTTTAAAATAATGCAAATAAAGTATTAAAAACACTAAAACGCTTGCATGTTAGCGAAATATTATTTATCTTTGCAAGCGCAGAACAAAAAAGGATAAAATGGCGATTTAAGAAATTGATAAGATTTTAGAGACACGAAACCCGATGGACTATACCGAAAGGCAGTCCGAGTCACAATTCCTTTGACTTTGCAATCGGTAGTTTCGTGTTTTTGTTTTTAAATAAGATGCAAGACGTGAGGTTAATATTCGAGATACTTGTTTCCCTGTTGCTTTGCGTTTGTCTCATATTGCTTGCTGTAAGTAGATATAGGCAAAAGAAAAAGCGTGAAGAACCGGAGCGAAAGGAAATGGACTTGATAGACTTCTTTTCTTTGGGAGGAGTTGCCTATTATTGGAACAAAGGTGGTAAGCAGCAGAAATGCTACACATACGAAGAATTTCTGAAAATCAAGGCTGACTACGTGGAGCTTTGGTTGAATCAGAATAGATATATTTTTAACTCTCAATTAGATTGCGATGATATATAGAGTATTTGTTTTGTTTCCGACAATAGTTGTATCAGATAGTATTGTCGGTATAGCTTGGCTAGGAAAGGTCTTTGGCTGGCGATATGGAAAGAACAAGAAAAAGAGCAAGAATGTGTCCTTAATGATAGGATATAACACAGGAATGTCTCTTAAGTCGAAAATAGACGATAATGCTGCGGATGATTATTTAAGACGCATTGCCGAAGAAAATAGAATCTAAATTCAAGGGTTAGAGTCCCTTTTTACAACCATATTACTTGTGGTTATTTTTATACATCGGTTTTTATTAACGATTGTTTTTTATGGTAGATAAATGTATAAAAACGAGCACAAGTTCCCTTATAGATGGACTAAAAAAGATGCTAATTTCACAAAAGACAAAGGTAAGGTAATGTCTTGCTTCTGTTGTGGAGGTGGAAGTTCCTTTGGTTACAAACTAGCTGGCTACGATGTTGTAGCCTGTAATGAGATAGACCCAAAGGTTATGAAGATGTACTTGAAGAATCACGATGTCAAGTACGCTTTCAATTGTGATATTCGTGAGTTGATTACCAATATCAATATGGGGGGGCATATTATGAAAGAAGAGCTTCATAATTTGGATATATTGGATGCTAGTTTCCCTTGTTCGGTATTCAGTATTGCAGGTGATCGTGAAAAGGCTTGGGGAAAGGAAAAAGTATTCCGAGAAGGTCAGAAGGCACAAAGGCTTGACGATTTAGCTTTCTACTCTATTGACCTCGCTAAAGAACTAAAGCCAAAGGTGGTGGTTTTTGAGAATGTCCAAGGTTTGTTGCAAGGTGAAGCTATCGAGTACGTAAAAGAGATTTACAAGCAGATGGATAATGCCGGATATATCTTGCAGCATTGGTTGCTTAATGCACGTAATATGGGTGTTCCTCAGAATCGACCTAGGGTATTCTTTCTAGGATTACGCAAAGACCTTTGCAAGCCGTTTATGGTTCAGAAGAATTTGTTCGAGCGAGTGCCTAAGATAGATATGGACTTCAACGAGAAAGAAATTGTCCTGGATGAGTTCTCAGACTATAGTGGAAGACAGATTCCAAAAGGAGTGATGAAGTATTGGGAGCATAGAAACGAGAAAGACAATTCTATCGGTGATATTGTCAAACGGATGGATAATCGTCTTTCTATGTTCAATAATATGTTTCTTAAAAAGAATAAGGTATGCAATACTATATCAGCAATGGAAGATAGACTTGTGTATTTTGATAATCCAAGCTATATGTCGGCGCATGATACGATTTTAGCATCAACATTCCCTATGGATTATGACTTTAATGGCATGAAACCTTGGTTTGCTTGCGGAATGTGCGTTCCTCCGGTTATGATGGCGAATGTAGCTACGAGAATCTGGGATTGTTGGTTGTCAAAGATTAAAAAGGAGGAATGCGCATGATAACAGCAAGTATGACTTCGGGTGAGATGCGTAGAGTACGAAACTTAGATGAAGCTAGAATCTATGAGTTTCAGATGCGAAAAGCTAATGAGCTTAAACGTGAAATGAGAAAACAGAACGTAAGACAGATAACCAAGACATACGAATTGGTTACACGGAATGCCGATTATTTCATCGTTGTAGGTGTAAAGCATGGAGGTGTCTTTGTCTCAGGTGTATTCATTTATCTGAAGGAAACTAACGAGTATATTCCTATGAGCAGAAATGAGGGGTATAGCGAGGATTGTTTTGCTATGAGCGTTCATTTTCTGAAGAGATATGCAGAAAGGTATTTGAAAAAGGATTTGCCGATAGCAAAGATATTACAAAAGATATATACATCGTTTACAGGTGCGGTTCAGCTTTATAGTGACGACAAGACAAAAAGGGTGGTGTTTGCTATTCCGGAAGGGCTTATACTCACAGAATACGAGCAAGAAAAGCGTATCATCCACTACAAAACCTTTGTAAGCATGGATATGCTAAAGAAGACACAGATGCAAAGTTACGAGAAGATTAGTGCATTTCTAATGGAATCATGTCAGCAAATAGCTATGGCAAGAGAAGCAGGAAATGACGAAAAGCTGGGCGTTGTGTACAGAAGGTTTTATGATGATATTGATTTACTAGACACTAAGGAGGCGCAAGCCATATATTCAGGTTTCTTTGAAAAAGGAGGTAAAAATGAAAGGTAAATGTGCAACAAGGTTTCTTGGTGATGTTAGACCAGTAAAGGGCTACGAAAGGTATTGTGTTAGCAAACATGGACAAGTTTTTACGATAGGGAGTACATATCAATTAAAGGAAATTTCTCCTTGCAAGACACCAAAAGGCTATTTGAAGGTATGGCTTTACAAAAACGGAAAGCGAAAGATGTTCTATGTTCATCGTTTGGTAGCGCAGGCATTCTTGGAGAATCCAGATGCATTACCAATGGTGAATCATAAGGATTTCGATAAGACAAACAATGATGTTGGTAACTTGGAGTATTGTACTGCAAGATACAATATGACTTATTCGGCTATTGCAAAGAAGACTTCATCCGCATACTTGGGTGTGACGTGGAATAAGAGCGCAAGGAAATGGCAAGCCCAATATCAGATCGGTAAGAAGAAAATCTATATTGGATGCTTTGGTACACAAGAAGAGGCTCATGAAGCTTATGTAAATACTATAAAAGAGATTTAATATGCTAGAATTCGATAGAATATACAATTCCGACTGTATAGAAGGAATGAAACAAATAGAGAGCGGGAAAGTAGATTTAATTGTTACTGACCCACCATATTGTATCTCCTATAAGACCGGATGGAGAGCAGACGACCATCGTTTTTCGAAGGAAATACTCAATGATGATAACGAGCAATTGATTATTGATTATATGAGCGAATGCTACCGGATTTTGAAGGATGATAGTGCTGCGTATATCTTCTGTAGTGCCAAGACCTTGGACTTTTTTATGCAACAAGCGAGGAACGCAGGGTTTACCATTAAGAATGTGCTCATTTGGCGAAAGAACAACCATACGGCTGGAGATTTAGAGGCGCAATATGGTCAATGTTACGAGCCAATTCTGTACTTGAATAAAGGCAGACGAACCATAAACGGTAAGCGTTTGGAGGACGTATGGGACTTTGATAGAGTTCCATCAGATAAATTGGTACATCAGAACGAGAAGCCAATCCCCTTGCTTATGCAATGCATCTTGAAATCATCGAACGAAGGAGATTTGGTGTTTGATGGCTTTATGGGCAGCGCAAGTACTGCTCTGGCTTGTATGCGGACAAATCGGAATTACCTTGGTTTTGAATTGGATGAGGATTATTTCAAGGTGGCACAAAGAAGAATTAAGGAAGAAATGTTAAATCAAAAAGATATGTTTGGATATGCTGGAGTTAAATAGAATTTATCAAGGTGATTGTCGAAAGCTTCTAAAGCTATTAGACGATGAATGTATAGACCTAGTATGCTCAGATGTAGCTTATCCGGTACAAGCTAGAGGTGGGCGTAGTAACATGAGCGGATATTGGACTGATTTACAAACAAGAAAAGGTAAGATATTCAAGAGTAACGACATAGATATTTCTGAATATATAAACGAATTATATCGTGTTCTTAAGGATAAGTCACACTGTTATCTTATGTGTAATGATTACAATTTGATGCGCTTTCTTGATGTGATTGGAAAAAGTGATTTTCATTTCACAAAGTGTTTGATATGGGATAAATGCTCTAAGGTGTGTGGAACTTATTATATGAATCAAAAGGAGTATATCATTATGCTTCGTAAAGGAGGAGGTAAACCTATCAATGAGTTTGGTACATCTGATATTCTGAGCGTTCCTATTCCTACAAACAAACGCAAGGATAAGGATGGGTTGATTAATCAGACTGAAAAACCAGTAAAGTTGATGGAGATACTAATCAGAAACTCGACAAATATTGATGATGTTGTTCTAGACCCATTCATGGGGAGCGGTACAACGGCAAGGGCTTGTGTTAATCTTGATAGAAAGTATATAGGTTTTGAGATAGACCAGCGACAAGTCGATTTTGCAAATAACGAATTAAAGAACATGAGTAGGCAATTAAGTCTGTTTTAAAACTATCGGTATGTGTATGATTATTCAATGTGATTCTGTTGTAAGAAATGGGAATAAAGAGACAACGGATGCTCTTATAAGAACCATGAGAGACGAAGCCTTAAAACGTGGGTTGGTACGTGATGAATTGATAGGTTTTTGCAACCGATTCTTGAGAGAAGGCGAAATCAAAGCTTGTATAGAGCATTTGCTAGACAATTTCAAACGTTATTTTTGGAGGTATTATTGATATGAGAAGAAGAAAGTTGAACAAGTCTCCAGTGCTAGGCTTCTGCGGATTTGTTATCGGTTACGAGTGCAAGGAAAAGGGAATAAAGCTGATGGAGTGCGATAAGGCGCAAGCTGATGCTATCATAGTTCCTCATCACTTTTCACACAAGGTAACGAAGAATAGTTGCTTGAATCTTTTGGTATTGTATAAGGATAAGATAAGGGGTGCAATGCAAATAGGGTATGGAATCCGACCGCACATCAAGACTGAAAAGGGCGAAGTGTTGGATTACCATCAAGTGAGGGAATTTGACAGAATGTGGTTGTCTGATGATATGCCAAAGTTTAGCGAGACGATTTGCCTATCTCTCTTGCATAAGTATATTAGGGCAACACATAAGGAAATCAAGTACCTTATATCTTATGCCGATACGTCCATAGGTAACAAGGGAACTATATATAAAGCTGCAAACTATGAGCATATTGATACCATTAAGGCAGATTTCTATGTTTTACCAAGTGGTGAGCGTGTGCATCCGGTTACTATGTGGCATCGGCACAAGACAAGAGCATGGGAGGTTCTAACGGAACTATACCCAGGAATAAAAAAGGCAGAAGGGTTTCAACTTAAATTTCTGAAGAAGTTATGAAGAAAAGAAATAAATGTATTCCTTGTTATTTGCATCCAGATCCTGAGCATTGGGTTAGAAAAGGTCAGTCTTGGAAGGCGAAGGTAGCTTATGAGACCGAGGATGATGCTTGGGAATTTTTGAACCAGAATCCGAAGTTAAAGGCACTCGGTTGGCATCCTTACTTATGCAAGGTTTGCTCTAAGTGGCATATTGATAGGTAACATTAACGATTATGAAAAAAGAAGATAGACTTAAAATATATCGCAAATACGATGGGCATTGTGCTTATTGCGGTAAGAGTATAGAGTATAAGGATATGCAGGTTGACCATCTTGTTCCGAAGAATCGAGGTTGTTACTCTCGGTGGAGCGACAAGGAGGGAAGTTTTGTCGTTTTTCATGGCGATGACAGTATGGAGAACTATATGCCATCTTGCAGGTCTTGTAATCTTCGTAAGCGTGATATGAGTTTGGAACAATTTCGCTCAGAGATTACTAGACAGGCTAAAGGATTGCTTAATGGTAAGGCTTCTTTTCAAGTAAAGATGTCGCTTGCTTATGGTTTAATCGAAGAGCACTTTGATAGACAAATTGAGTTCTACTTTGAGAAATTTAAATAGTTGAGAATATGAAGAAGTTTAAGAAGTCGATAGAGATTAGCACTGAGAATATTTCAGACGTTCTTCAAGTGCCAATTGTTACAAGTTTATACAAGACTAAGAATTTTAAAAACCCTTGTCTTGAAGGTCGTAGCGTTCCTTATGATACTATAGCATTGATGTATGTTCATATCGAAGGCTTTGATAGCGATTTTTGTATTGACCAAGGCTACATTCTCGCTCTTGATATTTGTAATACTTGGTATGCTTTTTCGAGGCATGGATGGGAAAAACATAAAAACGATGAGATATGAAGAAGAAAGGATATTACGAATACGACCCTGTTATCTATCCAAGAATGTTATGTGTCGCTATTGGAATGAACCAAGAGGACGCTAACAAGTGTTTTGAAGGTAGAAAAGGTGAGGTTTTGAAGGTTGATTTCTCTAATTCTTACGCAATAACCTACGATGAAGTTAGGGAAAAGTCGAATAAGAAGCTTTGTTCATTTATTAATTTTGCAAGCAAGGATTCTATGAGAATGGGAGTTTGTTGTCATGAGGCTTCTCACGCATGCGATGCCATCGAGGATGCTATTGGTATGGAACACGGCGGCGAGCCATCTGCCTATCTGATTGGTTGGATTGCGTCTTGCATCAACAAGGCTCGTTTGGGAATTGGAGATTTCGTTGAAATCGTAGATAAGGAAGAAAAATAGCCCAAAGTCAAAATACCATTTTGGGTTTGCCCCATCACTATATATAATAATGTAGTGGTGGGGATTTTTGTGTTAACGTCAGCAAATTATTTATTTATATTATTATAGTGTGTTAAAAGATAAAAGAAACACATTAAATAATTTGCATGTTTCAGATATTCTTTGTATCTTTGCAATGTAATTAAGAAACAAGGTTACTAATTAAAATGGTGAGACACACCTCAAAAACTGTAAGAAGAAATGAAAAAGTTTTTTGAAAACTTATCTGAAAAGTTTAATGATGCGGCTTTTGAGGCGCAGCTTGATGATTTTACTTGCGAGTTTGATGCTATTAACAAACCTGCTGAAATCGTGGTGTCCGTTAAGAGTAGAAAGATTATCCATTCATATGGAAATATTTCTTTTTATCCATATTACAATGTAGATAAGATTAATATCTATGATGAAGACGGAGAAGACGTTTCTTCAAAATATCCTTTGTTCTGCAAAAGAGTTAAGGATTGCGTGCCTTCTTATAAAGATGTTGAGAAAGACTTGAAGGAGGCAAATATGAGCGATACCGAGCTTTATTTTGGTTCAGAAGCTAATTATTTGCGTTATAAGTATGGTAACTAAATTTGTTTGGATATGGAGTACGAAAATAAGTTTGTAGGTCTTTCATCTGTAATGAGTCACGACCTTGAAATATTAAGGTATGAACTAGAGTATAGATTGAAATTGGCTTTTATGCCAAATGATGTATGGTACAACTAATTACATTTAAGATTTCAAATTATGGCATATTATAAAGTTAGTGTAGATGTATCGGATTTATTCGATGATATGCTCGTCCAAGCACAGAAGAGTTTTCTTATTGACAAGTTTTGCTCTTTAGCAACAGACCAGCAGATAGAGGTAGTAAGCGAAATGCTAGAGAACCTTAATGGCGATCAGACAGCCAAAGTTATTGAAGACGCTTTCGACAACTTGCATGAGCAAGGTCAAGAGCATGTAATCAACTATATAAACGGATAAGGCTATGATGTTTGGACAAATGATAACTCGCAGATGTCTGCTTACCTTGGATGGGGGGGCAAAGATTCAAGCCGTCCTCACTATGCCGAAGCCGACAAAGCCCATCTTTCCAAAGGAAATGGAGCGTCAGATTATTAAGAGTTTTAATGAATCGCAGCCAGATATGGTTCATAAGGTTATTAAGTGTCACATAATGAGAAATTAATATTATGGCTATAGCAAATTTTGAAATTGGAAATAAAGAATTTGAGATACGTTTCATACATGAATCAGGTTATCCTTCAACTAAGAATGAACGTGGCTCATCATTAGTTGAATATGATGTAACTACATACAAAGATAATCAGCCAATGATGAAGAAGTTCAATCAGAAGAAACGAGTTTATTTCGACCTTGAAGGTAATGTTTATAAGGACAAGCAGAGCAACAAGGTGTGGTTCAATTTTTATAAAGCAAGTTAATGATTATGGTAGAAAATATCAATATAGTGGAAATCCTAAAGGATAAGCCGCAAGGAACGAAGTTATATTCTTCCGCTTGTGGTAAATGCAAGTTAGAAGAAGTAGATGATAAGAGTTTTAAAATATCCTTCTATAATTCAAAGTTTGGTTTTATGAATGGTGGAGAAGGGTATCTTGATAAAAATGGCAAATTGTATGATGATGGAGAATGTGTCGTTTTTCCATCAAAGGAAATGCGTGACTGGCGCAAATTCGCTTGGAAGAAAGGCGACGTGCTGGTTAGTAATGATGGAAAAGTTAAAGTTATCTTTGATAAGTTTAGAAGTAACACATATCTGTCATTTATTGGCAAATATCATATAGATAGCCTAGAATGTAACAATCCTTACTATCAACAAGAAGGAGAGTACGCTACTGGCAACTTTAAACTTGAAGAAGTTGATGCTGCTCAGACCTACATCAACACCATCGAGGAACGTTTGGGTGGCAAACTCAATCGTGAGACCCTTGAAGTAGAGAAGGCTCAGCCAGAGTTCAAGGATGCAGATATAGCTTTTGCCGATTATGGTAATAGACAAGATGTATTTATAGTATCAGATAAAACTGATTTGTCAGAAGGTTATAACTCATTCATTTCTTTAGATTTAAGTAATTTAACTTTGATTATGGGTTATAGAAGAAGTTTCTTTAAGAAAGACCTTTGTAAACTTCGCCTTGCCACGGAAGAAGAGAAGCAGCAGCTCTTTGATGCCCTCGCAAAGGAAGGCAAACGATGGGATGCTGAGAAGAAACAAATTGTGGACTTGCCAAAGAAGAGTGAGTTCAAACCTATGGATTGGTGCTTGATGAGAGACGTTTGTGAAGAAAAAGATGAAACTTGGAGTCTCTGCCAGTTTGCATATCAATTTAAAAGTGGACAGTATGAAGCTGTAGGGGGTTTACGCTTTGATGAGTGCATCCCTTACAACGAAGAGACAGCACATCTACTAGGAACGACTGATGATTGGGAAGGAGGCGAAGTATGATAGGGCTATGTAATTACTGTTCTAGATATTTCACTTGTAACAAAAGACCCAAATCAAGTGATGAAAATGTAAAACTTTGTCCGAGTTTTACTCAGAATGAAGACGAAGAAGATGCCATTTGGGAGCAGAGAAGATATGAGATAGCAAAAGATGTTGCAGCAAGTCTTGCACAACGTTCTGGCTCTATGTATGACAATGTTGTTAATTCTGCTATCAAAATCGCAGATAAATTAATAGAACGTTTAAAGGAGAAGTAAATTATGATATACAAGACAAAAGAAGGAAGTAAAGCCTACCAACCATGAGATAATCATGGATTTGAAGAACATAGGAACCATATATAAAGATTCCGATGTGTTGGCTTACAATGAAATTAAGGCATTAATTAAGAAACTTGAAAAGTAAAGCGTATGAATGAATTAACTAAAGAAGTAACGGCTACGTGTGGAAAAACTATCCTTGTCGTAGGCTTATCTAATAAAGACGAAGTGATGTACGTCAAGTCAACAATAAGAGTGAAGCCGAAGAACAGAAAGCAGAAGAAGGAGTTCAAAAGCCAGTCTTATAGAATGAGAAAGGTTGCAAAAGGTGAGTATGAAGTAACAACATACTGCCCATTTAATGTCAAGTTGTTCTCAAAGATAATGAGCCTTCTTGAAAAGAATGAGAATGGCGAGTTTTGGTTTAATATTGATAAAAAGTAAAGCGTATGGAACAGAAATTTATAATAGGAGATGTCGTTGAGTATGACAACAAAATCATGGTTGTTAAAGAGCCTAGAGACGGAAGTCACTTTGACTTGTCTTGTCCTAAAGAAGGGCTGGTGTATTGTCTTGTTGATATTGAAGAGATAAAGCCAGCACCTTTCACCCTAGATATTATAATTAAGAATGGATGGATGGAAAATAGATATACAGATATGTTTTATAAAGCGATAGGAGAAGGGAGATACTTGAATTTAAGAGTTGAAGGTCAAACATGGATTGTTGGTCTGGCTCATCAAGATTTGCTTAAAAACATAAAGTATGTTCATCAACTTCAACATCTTCTCTTTGGTCTAGGACTTAACTCAGAAATGGAGGTGTAGGTATGGTGGATTTCAAAATAATAGTATTTATAGCAACAATTCCTGTTAGTTTATATTCACTCTATATGGGATTGCAATTATGCAAGAATTTAGAGACAACCCTTGTTGGGCTTCTCTATATTGCAGTAAGTGTAACCTATCTAGTGCTTACAATTATAAATTTAATAAAATTGTTTGTTTAACCGCCTTCGGGCATAAATAGATAGAATATGAAACATAAGTTTACAGTTGTCATTGAATCTAATGATGATTCAGAGGACAGAGAAGTAGTTAAAGATTGCCTGCAAGGTTGGCTTGAAATGAATTGTGGACAAGAAGCGTACTTGTACGGCTATCCAGACTGGAAGTCAGCAGAAGTTGAGTAACTAACCATCCTGCAAAGGATATAAATAGATAGAATTATGAAAGCAAGTGTTTTACTAAAGGCTTTAGAAGCCTATGGAGATTTAGATGTTTGTGTCATAAAGGAAACTGGTCCAATGGCATATAATGATACAGAACATCATAAGGCTGTAGATGCAAAGGTATTTGCGATAATGGATAATAAAATTATTATCGCAGAGAAAGAAATAAAAATAGATTAAGTAGTTAACCATCCCTTATGGGATATAAATAGACAGATTATGATTAGAGCAGTTCCAGACCCTACTTTGATGTGTGAGGGATGTGTGTATGATGGTAAGTTTGAGTGTATTCAGCACGCATGTTGTGCAGACCCGAACAATCCCGTTAAGTACATTGAAGTAACAGAGTAACTAACAGCCTTCTCCTTGGCAACAGGGAGAGGGTAAAAAGAAAAGAATATGGCAGAGATTATTTACTTTGGAACAGATGGGTGTTCCGGTCATTATCCTATTGGCATTGATAAAGAGCTGACTGGGGACGAATATAAGATATGGTGTGAGTGCGACTGTGATGCTTGGATAAATAATATTCGAAAGAATCCTGGTCGCCATCTCGTCAAGCATTATGGAGAGGTCTATACAAATTATGGTGTTCCGTTCTCTGTAGATGACGATAGAGGTGGTAGTCATACCGAATTGTTTTGGAAAGGCATTCATACAGAAGAAGAAATTGTCAACTTGATAAAGAATAATCAGTTTTTAGCAATGCAATTCAAAATGGATGAGGCAATTAAAGATGTGGCAACAGTTTGTGGTGTCAGGTACAAAGATATTAAATCTGCGATAAACATGACACAAGCATTCGCAGGTGGTAAAAAGAAGAGAATATGACACAAGAAGGATGGATATGCCCTAGATGCGGAAAGGTAAACGCACCTTGGGTAATGCAATGTTCCTGCAATAGGAACACTCAGATATTACCTAAAGTTGGAGCTCCTTACTATGAAGGAGACCAAGCAACGTGTAACGCAAAGGAGAATAAGCAATGAGTAAAGAAAAAGCTATTAAGCACATTAAGACTATAAAGGCTTATATTACTTGCCTTCATGCAGATTTATTAAAAGGTAAAAAAATAAAGCCTTTCGGTTTTGCATACAATTTAGCAATACAAGAATGTGATAAGGCAATTAAAGATTTGGAGGACTAGAATATGGAGAAAATTTGTAAAGGAGAAATTCAGAGATTGCTGCCTATCTTTCAAGCAATGGCAGATGGTAGGATCATTCAATTTGCAGCAAATGGTAATGATTGGGCAGATATAGATGGTGAAGAGGAAGGTTTATATCTTGACACACTCATAGATAACCCACAATATTATCGCATCAAGCCAGAGCCAAAGTACCGCCCTTTTGCCAATGTAGAAGAATGTTGGACTGAGATGAAGAGGCATCAGCAGTTCGGTTGGTTGAAAGACAAAAAAGATGGATATTATGTCTTAATTACTGCTGTAGATAACGGCGATTATATGTCGTTAAGTGGAAATAGCGGATGGTCCTTTTATAGTCTTATGAAAGAGTACACCTTTGCCGATGGCACTCCATTCGGTGCAAAAATGGAGGAATAGTTATGGATAAAAACGTTTGTGATAATACACTAGTCTTTGGCAGTTGCCATGCTAGAAGCAGTATTGAAGTACCTTCTTTGAAAGCAGGAAAGGCTAAATGGAAGGCTTTCTATGATAAGTTCCCTTGGCTTAAAGGTCAACCTTTCTATCTTAGACGTTCATGCTTTTGGGATGATGGTGAAAGAAATTTGAAGGCAATAAAGATAAAACTTAAAAAGATATAGTTATGTTTGGATTTTATGTTATACTTACCCTAGCTGTTCTATATGTAGCTTTTATGGGTGGAGTTATCGGTTATTTAATTGGTAAATATTGGAAAAAATAGTTATGGCAAGAGAATTTGAAGTAAATATTAGAGTTACTATTGACTCTAAGTGCAAAGATAGTGACGATGATATTATAGAAGAACTTATGTATGGAGCAGATAAATATTTCTATCCATATTGTTGTAATAATGAACATATAGAGCATACTAATAGTACTGCTCACAAAATTAAATAAAAATGAGAAGTATTTTGTTTAAAGCAAAGAAACTGAGTGATGGTAAATGGGTGAAAGGTTCTCTGGTAAAGACACCTTTCGGAACATTTATTGAATGGTATGAGGATTCTATCTGTAACAAGAGAGAGGTTGACCCTTCTACAGTCTGCCAGTTCACAGGGCTGACAGATTGCAAAGGCAATGAAATTTGGGAAGGCGATATAGCAGAGTGTGAGACATATGACCTATATAAGGGATTTATCAAGGTAAAAGCAATAATCGAATATATGTACGGTGCATTTGTTGCTATTATTGATGGAATGCCTTATTCTTTATACTTTAAGTATATTAAGGTTATTGGCAACAAATTCGATAAAGATAAATAAGATAAAACTATGGTAGATGTAAGTAATCAGCATTGGAACGAAGATGGGAGCATTACTATTATATTGAATAGTATAGAAGAAGTCGAAGAGTTCGTCGAGTGTGTAAATATATGGAATGGAGTGTATGAAGAATAAGATTTTAAACTTAATCAAGTCAGCCGTTTGGTTTGTCTTGTGCTTACTTGTAGGTGCATTGATTTTTGAGGGCTTTCGCTCATTGGCTAATAGTAATGAACCTGCAAAGAAGATTGGTATGTCAATATTCACTGAGAAAGGACACGAATATCTGGTTGTGGACACGAAACATGGTGTTTGTGTTATCCACGCTGAAAGTTGTCCTTGTCTCAAAAAGAAGTAGCGTATGAAAATAGAAAACATAAAGTTCAAGGCTAAACGCCTTGATAACGGAGAATGGATTTATGGTAGCCTAATCAGAAGTACTGCTGGGATAAAGGAAAGAGCCTACATAGTAGATTACTTTAGCAGTATGAGCGATTATAGTGTTATTGGTGTTGACCCTTCTACCGTCTGTCAGTTTACAGGATTGAAAGATTGTGAAGGCAATGAGGTTTGGGAAGGTGATATTCTAGAAGGAGAGTCTAAATCTGAAATCGTTTACGCTAAAGGCACTTTTGCAATTTCCTTAATTGGTTACAATAAAAGAGTATTTTCTTATCCTTTATGTTATTACATAAAAGAAGACGAAATGGTTGATGGTAAAGTTGTTGGCAACAATTTCGATAAAAAGAAGTAACGTATGAGTATTAAAAAGAAAGAAGAAATGAGAAAGGAAACATTTGACTTCTCGGAGGCTCTGAGAAGAATGAAGGAGGGAAAGAAAGTGAAACGTAGAATATGGAGTAATGGAACAACATTTATTAATAAGAAGAAAATTTACGTCCGATGTGTATCCTATAATGATATATGGGGGACGGATTATCTAGACATTCCTTTTGTTGGCATGCCGTGCGTTGATGGTGACATTCTCGCAAATGACTGGGAGGAGGTGGAAGGATGAAGAAGAAAATATTGACCCTCACCATCAGCAAGCAATGGTTTGACATGATTGCTGACGGAAAAAAGGATGAAGAGTATCGGGAGATAAAGCCGTATTGGATTAAACGACTGACCACTAACTGCGAAGTAGCTTATGATGTGGCGGCAGAAACATATTGCGGAAAGGTGCTTTATCGCCCTTACACCCACGTCCTCTTCATCAACGGCTACCGCAAGGATAGTCCACGTATCGAAAAGGAGATTGAAAGTATCACCATCGGCAAGCCTAAGAAAGGCTTATACCCCGACAAGTGGCTTGATACTGAGTTTTTTATCATTAAATTTAAGTGATATGAAAATAAAGAATTTACCAAAGAAGATTTACCTCAACATCTGTAGCAATGAAGATGAGGTAGATTACAATGAGCTGGATAGAGTAACATTCAGCACAGAAAAGGTTGGCATTACAGATTGCGATACGGAAAACATTCCTTACGTGAATGCTGCATCATTATGGCACGACTTAAAGGAAGAGAAGCCACCATTAAAAAAGTGGGTAATGTTCCGATATAGTGGAGGTGGCGTAAATCCTACGGCTCTTCACTATGGAGCAATGAGTGATGATGTATGGGTCGTCACAAGAGGAGACGGAACACAGCGTATAGAAGTTCTGTACGAGTGCTACGATAAGATAGAGTGGTTTGATTTTGATGAACTAAAATAGCGATAGCGTATGACAAATAAAGATTTTTTTAATGTGTATCGTGGAGAGCCTGTTCTTTATAAAGGTAAAGATATTGGTGCATACGTTGCAGGGTATGTAGAAGAAAAGTATATTATCCTTGGATTCTATGATGATAAAGGATGTATTCTTTCCTTTAATACAAATGTGAATGTAGATAAGGTATATGTATCATACCGATTCGCAAAGTTGAAGTATTTGGAAGTAGTAAAACATTAGTAATATGGAAAAAGATAACTATTTTTTTAAGCTTTTATTTGTTCTTTTTATAATAGGAGTTGTTGTTTATGTGGCTATTGATGATAGCTCTCATAAAGGCAAAACTTATTGGTATGAAGTAATAGATAAGCGAGAGTCTGTAGGAAGTCACTTCTCAATTATTAATAAGGGAGTGAGGACAGATTACAATATAGTCTTCAAACGAATTGATAACGGAAGGCTGTTTCCATGTAAAGATGTAGAGTATGGAGATTATATTCAATATCAGTTAAATCGAAAATACGATATAACAGAGGAAGATATGCAAAAGTTATCAGGTATTTACAATAGGGATTTCTATAAGTAATAAAAAGCGAGAATATGGAAAAATATAAGTATACGAACAAAGAGGAAAGACCCATCCCCAAATATAGGAATGGTGATATTGCTTGGTATATAGATGGTTGGTTTGAACATCCGCAACGCTGTATTATAAAGGGATGCTGCAACGTTTCTTGGTTCGAGGGGAACGAATTAAATCCTTCAGGTTGGTGGATAGATTATAAATACAAACCCGACTATTGTGAACGAACTAAACAGCATACAATTAGAGAGGAATCACTTTTTGATACCGAGCAAGAGGCTTTAATAGCATTGTTTGAGGAGTTTAAAGATGAAGTAAAACGTAAAATAGACCTTTTTAGTAAAGAAGCAAAAAGACTAGGCATAAAACAGCAGTTGAAATTGCAATAATAAAAAAGGGTAGGGGAATCTATTCTTCCCCTATCTCTTTTAAACCCAAATCTATTAATAGCTTATCCAATATCTCATTCACGTCATTACGGAAACTTCGGTAAGTAACATAATAGAAACTGATATTCTTGTAATCATGGCTCACATTAGAACATGTACACCCCAAAACCTTAGCAATTTTTTCTCTTAACCCTCTTCTCATCTTAGAACCGCCAAGGGCACTAGGAGAATAAAGATAAAGAATAACAAAGATAAATTGCTTGCGTACCATTGTGGAATTTCGTCCGGCATGATAGCTCATAAACTTATCGTAAATATTGCCTACTTGCGATAAATCTTGCATCAATGGAATGGAAAGACTTATTTCTTCCTTGGATAAGATGGCCTTAGTTTCTCTAATCCATTTTATGCGTTCCATGATTTTCTTTAGATTCATTTCAATGTCTGGTTCTTTCATTCTTTTCCGTTTTTAGTTCAACATTTCATAGACGAAGTTAACCTCGTCTGCATCTATTTGTTTTCTAAACATTTCTATGTCGGAAACTACCAACGAGCAGTGCTCAAACGAACTCTGCCCATTGATAACTTTTTCTATTCTTGTTATTCGGTATCTCATTTTATTTCGATAAGTGTTAAAATACAATACCCCAATAAATCTTTATAGCTGTCTAGGATAGTCTCTTCTTTAGCATCCTCGTTCAAAGTCAGCAAAGAGCAAATACGATTAATCTTCTCTTGCAAATGACCGAATGCATACGGATAACCATCCTTAGAGAAACATTCCGAGAAAGCGTTTCCATACCGCTTATTCTTGGTTTTGAAAAGCTCGATTTGCGACCCGATGATGTCGTTATAATCAGAGACAATATACCAAGAGAGCGTAAGCAAGGCTTCCATCGCCATTACGCTGATATGATTTCGTAAGGTTTCTTTGTCTTCAGAAGATGCTCGAATCTCATACATAAGACGAAGGAAATTGGCTGCGCTTGAAAATAATCCGAGCTTTCCGAAGTCCTCCCTTAGAGATGACACGAAAGCGGCATTATCCTTGCATTCAATCATGTCTGCCAAACGTCTAATCACAAAGATATACTTGTTAGCATATTCGCAACACCCATTGTTATTTTGTTCCACCATGTCCGTATCCTCCTCCACGATTATTTTCCATATTCAACTCTCCAAGTATGCATTCTGGATTTTCTACCTTGCGGAATGCACCCTGACAAATACGAGTACCTTTCTTGACTACGAATACATAATAGTCGTAATCTGAATCAAGTTTAAATTTGCTATCTTCTGTCGGCATATAACGGTCGGAATTAACTCTATAAAGCGCACCAATATCGTCCCTGTAGTCTTCATCAACCAAACCTAGACAAATATCAATATCCGCTCTAACATTAGTCATGTAGCCAACTTGTGTTTCATCCTTGCCGATGAAAGCCACATCTACAAGCATACCTTTATCCGTAAAACCGGAACGTGAACGAATATCCAAACCAACATCTTTAGGAAGTTCTACACCTAAATGCAGGTTTATGTGACCTCTACCCATTTTCACCCAAGGCATGTTCAAAACTACATCTTGTGGGCAGTAAAAATCAACAGCCGCAGCATTACCTTCCTTGTAAGGAACATTACCACCTCGCAAGTCAAGTACATAAGCCTTGCCTTGTGCAACTAACTTTTTTGTTAACTCCTTATCCATTATATATAAAGCCTAAATCGTTTAAAGTTCTACAATTCTTAACCAGTCCTTTCGCCCATAAATTGCGTAACTCAGATAACGGGTCTTTTCCGTACCTATTCTTTATGGTTGCTAAGGTCAAGATTTCCGGTTTAATATGTTTATCTCTTTTCTGCTGCCTTAGCTCCTTCAGAATATTCTCCAAGTTCTCCATTGACGAAATCATCCATTGTTATATTGTCAACCCCAAATTTATCAGCCAGATCATCGTTCCCAATAATCAGCCAATTAGATTTATCTTTGAGAAACTCTATACTCTCGGTTCCTTTTGCAGCATCAACAAAAGTATCATCAATATTATCAGTAGAGCGATATGGAACTACCGCCTTATCAGCATACATAGCAATTTCGTAAGAAATAACCGATACCATTTTTGCGAATGTTATATCGCTTGAATACATTCCTTGGTTCTTGTCATATCCTAAGATGTTGACACGGACTATATTATCATCTGCTTGCAACGCTCTAAAGAAATCGTGCTTAAGCTGAAAATCCGTAATATCTACAGGATGCTCATTACCCGATGGAATACTTATAATATCCAACAGGCTTACAAAAATAACCTTTTTATTCATTGTCTTCATCTGTCAATAATTTATCTATTGTTTTTTCTAATTCGTCTAATCTTAGAGTATAATCCTCTTCGTAAACACATGTCAATGTAGAAATAAAGAACTTGTCATTATCTGTTCTCAATTCAATCTCCATATATTCCTCATAATAGCTATCGTATTTAATCGCTAACGAAAAGGAGTTCATGTAATCAGGATTGAATCTTCTCTGCAAGGATTGTGCTCTTGTAAAAGCATCTTTAAATTCATCCGTCATGGCTTAATATTTTGTGTAAGCATTTCTCTGTTCTTTGCCATCGCATCGTGGAAGCCAATATCGTATCTGTCGGTTTGCTCCAGCTCATAGTTCCGCTTTATGAGTTCACTTGTCTGATACGAACTCTTTGCTAGCTGAAGTTTAAAATAGATAAACTCAACGAACATTAACATAAAGCAAAGGATAAAACCGATAATCACCGCTACCTTTGTGTTCTCTTTACAGAACTTTACAATACACTTGGCAAGCCAGCATGTTGTACTAACTATGCCAACAAGTACAAGGTATGGAATTCGTATCAGAACCTTGCATAACATACCCATAGTACTCTTCGTATAAGATGCGAAATCCGTACTTGTAAAAATTAACTTTAACTTATTCATATTTTAGCCTATTTAATGTTTACCAAAAGTCTCTTATTAACGAACCACAACAAATCAATACCATTCATCATGCAATATCCGCAAAGCATGCCAATCAAGATTATAATCTTCTTGAACACTCGGTAATGTGTCATTTCAATCTTCAGCATAGACATCATTAAGTCTTCAAAGGAACGGTCTCTCATTGAATCTGGGTCTAGCCTCAACGATTTGACATTCATCTTGTACTTATTGGCCATTGAGAATAATGTAATAGCAAACTCTGCTAATTTGTCCTCTAGAGTTCCGGCAACGAGTTTAGAATATATTTCTATCGTGCCACGTCCGCTATCATTTTCATATTCCCAACGTTTAGCGTTGAAACGACCTTCGTATTTGCGCATTTCTACAATAGCGTCAATTACGTTGAATGTTTCTGCTCTTTGGGTCTGGCTAGCAACATCAAAGTTGCAAGCCTCTATAATCTGTTCTATTTCTGCTATCTCCATTTTACACTATTGAATCTAAGTCAAAATCATTAGACGGAATGAAAGCTACATGGTCTTTCTCCCTTGTCATCGTTTTCTCTCCTGTTCGCACGCAATTAATTTGCTTGGGATTTTTATGTCGTACCACAAATGTTCCAAAGCTACGTATCATAACACGGTCTCTGTTGCGCAACGACTGCTTTGTGAGGTCTATGAAATAATTCACAATGGCTTGAACATCATCCTTGCGGAACTTTTTGCCATTTACATCTCTAAGGTTCTTAATGATTGCCTTGACAATTTCTTCTTTTTTCATATTCTCTAAGTTTTTTATTTCCTAAACTTCTAATCAAGTCGTATGGGTCTATACCATATTTCTTAACGAAACATTCTCTTAGCTTACATATAGCCTTGAAATCGGCATTTGTCGTATTCTTGACTATCATATAAGCCGAGTCTAACCTTGCGTCTGCTTTTGGGGCTTTAACCCGAAAAAGCTTGTTGCCTTTATCGTCTTCGATAAGTTCTATGTTGACTTCTTCTCCTTTAGCTTTTTTTATTGCCGCCCATTCTTCATAAGTGATGGCATTTTGTTTGATAGCCTCATCTTCTTTAGCCTCCTTTTCTTTCTGCATATTTGCTTCCATTGCATTAACGGCATCCATCCGTTGAAAGCAGAAAGTGTACAAGCTCTTGGTAATTACTTGCGGATTTGGCTTTTTGTAGAATTTTTCGAACTTTCCGGCAATAAACATCTTGAAGAAAGTAATCAGTTCGTTCAGATTAAGGAAATAATACTCATCCTTTATGGCATTTGCAGTCATTATCTTGATATTGTCAGTAACCTCATTATTTACAAAGCCACAGATTCCATATACATCTGAAACCCATGCTACAAGCCATGTTATTGCACTTCCTTCTCCATAACACAGATCAAGATAGGTTAGTGTCGGTGCGTTGCTCTTAAAAGCTTTTCCGATAGACATCTTACTACCTACTTGGCTTGATGGAGAGAAAGACATTAGAACATCATCGAATGTTCCATACTCATTGAATATTCGTTGCTTTTCTCTGTTGATTGAGACGCTGCACGAGGTCGGCTGACTCTTGATAATAGCCTTGCTCTGCGTCTTTATTAGTTCCTTGCTTTCTGTCATCATAATTTCCTTCCAATACTTTAACAAAATTATTTGGTCTCATAATCCAATCAAAACTTGCCATCCATCCATGACTTCCATTAAGAAATCTAGAAGAGGCTGCTTTATCTATCACAAGTTTCATCTGCTCACTCCCGTATTCTTTAAGCCGTGAATTAATCATTGACTTTCTCTTCGATGTCAGGGCATGAACTAGAGGCATTCCTCTTCCAGCGATAACCTTATTGAAATATTCGCAAACCTTCTTTGCTTTATCATCCACTTGTTGTACACTTGGGACGTTATTCAATGCTATTCGTCCAGGTTCATTCTTGTGTGGTTTAGATTCTTCACCTTCAGCAAATTCAATGTTGTCTTCATGTTTCCAAATAAAGACTTTCCCGTTTCCGATAGATACCATTTGTTTCTCAAATAGTCCATCAATAGCTTTTTTTGTCTTTGCCACCGACATACCTATCTTATCCGATAATTCCTTGTTGCTCCCATACACATATCCGTCTTTGTCAGCATTAAATGACAGACGGACGAAAGCGACCAATTCTTCTGCATCCAAGCTATATGCTTTTTCGTCTAATTTTACTACCATATCTTAAAAAAATGCATTTGTTAATTGTTTATTTCCACTCATTATTACCCACTTCCCTCTGCCGTTTTGGTCTAGCAATTTCAAGTCTTCAACTTTTCCGAATCTATCATAAGTACCGCAAAGGTCAACAAACCAAGGCTGTTTTCCTTTTGATAGTCTAAGAAGTCTTCCTACAACTTGATAGTATTGCGCTAAAGAGCGTGTTGGCTTTGCATACACTACAGTATCTAACTCCGGATAGTCAAAGCCTACGACCAAGATTTGGCTATTTACCAGAACCTTAGTCTGCCCATTGCGGAAACGCTCGATTATAGCCTCACGTTCTTTAGGTGGTGTCTCTCCACAGACCATTTCGCAGTTAGGTATGGAATAGGTCAGCATCTGAGCTTCTTTAACGAACTTGGTAAAAACCAAGATGCCTTTACGTTGTCCACCTCGTTTTGGATTAAGTAATCTATTGACAACACTAACTAACCATCCGTACAAATCTACACGCTCATATTCTTGCTTGACACTTTGGTCAGTGTAATCACGGCAAGTTGAATTGAGTTGCAAGTTTCCTTCGTTCCATTGTGGCGGTGGACAAGAGTAATAGTTTGGCAGACAGATATATCCGTTCTTAGCCATATCCTCAACTTGAACATAGTAAATAAGCTCCTTGAAAATCTTGTCTCGACTTCTTGTCAGAAACTTCAGTATGCTACCATAGTTCTGATAGGAATACAAACGGAAAGGTGTTGCGGTTAAGCCTATGACCTTACTCTTTAATTTATCAAGAAACTCCTTATACATGCCGGATTCAGGTTTCACTAAATGAACCTCATCAATCAATATGTACTTGAAGTCAGTAAACAATTCGGGATGTCCTTTCACACTACCAATTGTAGCAAAAGTAACATCGCTGATTTCCTTTGATTTAAAGCTAGCGGAATATATGCTGGCATTATCAAATCCATAAGAACAATACTTCTTGTAGTTTTGTTCCAAAATTTCCTTAGTAGGAGAGAACACAAGCACTTTATCCTTGAGTCTAGCAGCTATATCTGCCAAAATCAATGATTTGCCCGATGCAGTAGGAAGCACTTCTAGAGCGTTCCAATTTTTCTTTTCATCCAAGAAAAACTCAACAGCCTTCTTGCTTGCCTCTTCTTGATATGGTCTTAATTTAAACTTCATTTCACAAATAATATGAAATCACTTTTGTTACTATATAGGAATGCACAAGTCTTATGCATAACAAAAGCCAATAGAAAAATGACCTTACAGTTTTTATGGTGTGTCTCACCAAGACGATTGCAAAGGTACGAAGAATAATTTGAAAATGCAAACAATTTAGTGTTTATTATCGATGTGGTAACATTATTTAAACCTTATTGATTTTCTTTTTCTTCATTCATTTTCAGAATTAGAGCCGCATAGTATTTATAGAGTTCCTGTAATTCAAACACCGACCAATTCTTTGCTTGATGTTTCATTACCTCCAATAAATCAACTTGTTGCTCTCCGAGCCGCTTAACTTCTTCCATATCTAAAGGAACGTGAGGATGCTTTTGCAAATAAGCCAATCTTCCAAGCTTCATTACTAAATTCTTTCTATAACCGATAAGATGGTCAGAAGAGAATCTGTTGCATCGTTTGCATTCCGCATTCTGATTACGTGTATCAAAGCGCAAGCTCATATGAGTTCGTCCGCAATAATGCCCATTGTCAGCTTGGTCGATTGGCAATATTCGTCCACAACTGATACATCTGAAGTACTTATAGTGAAACTCTCTAGAGTCTCTCATGCGGATATAAACCGACATAAGTCTATCTAACTTATCAACCCACTTTTGCTTCTCGCTCCTTTGGTGTTTAGGCTTCTTTCCTCCTTTGTTAAATCTATCATAATATCCCATAATCTTTATCCTTTATCAAACCAAAAGTCATAGTTGCTGCTGTGGGGGTCGAACCCACAACCTTTTTCCGATTTGGGCGGACGTTCTACCATTGAACTAAGCAGCACCACCCCATAGGGGGATTTCAAACTAATTAAATATTAAGAAAAATGAAAAGCCTTACTCCTTTGGTTTACCCATATGCAAGAACACATCCATGATAGATGTTTCCTTAAGGCTTGTAATATTGTAATCAATCATAGTCTTACCCATAATCTCATCAACATTCTTACGTGCCTTCTCAATGGTATCACCCTGTACAAGATAGCGAACCTTTGTTTTTCTCTCCTTGTCTGATTTTTCGTCAATAGTAATCATGTTAATACTGCAATCGTAGTATTTATCCTCACTATCAACTTCCGAAAGGAACAACTCCGAGAAACCAGCTTTCTTCATAGTGACAATCTCCATATCACCATTGGTATATGCAGCCATTTTCTCGGTTGTCTTGGCCTCGCATTCTGACCATGACAAGGCATCTACAACATATTGTTCAGTAGTCTTGGCGTTCGTTCCATCTTCTAAAGTTTTCTCATAACGAACACCTACGATAAAATACTTTCCTGTTAATGATTTCATATTTTTTATTTTTTATGTTAGAGAATGTGGTATCGGTGAGGTTTGAACTCACGGCCTAATGTTTAGGAAACATTTGCTCTATCCAACTGAGCTACGACACCAAGCATCCTATAAAAACTCTTTATTTAATTCTGCTTGCCTCTCCACCTGCGTCTGCCATACCATATAAGCATGGTCTTGCGGAGTCGGTATGTATAATCCTCTTTCCATAGAGCAATGATGAAGCCATCGGTCTATACATAAAGACATTTCTTCTTTGTCAAGGTCTGGTATGTGCCTCCAATATTGAAAGGTCTTTCCTTGCTTATTCTCACGCTCCCTAAGAAAAACATCCTTATTTACACGTTTGAACTCTTGTTCGATATAGTCCTTGGTATATCCCTCTTCTATAGCTACATAAGTGATTGTTACCCACAGATAAGCATTCTGTTGTATTGTCCTAGATTGTTGTCTTTCTTTAAGGTCAACAACAAAGAACTTCTCATTATAATAATCACCTTGTAGTTTCTTGGCTTTGGCTATCATTGCCTTAGTCCGTTCCTCGAACTTTTCAAGCTCGACAGGATTCAACATATTATATACCATCTTTCTTTAATGAAAGGTGGAGAAAATTAATTCTCCACCATAATAAGTTTAAAATGGTGCATCAGATGCGCTATTGCCACTTGGCTGCGCTGGTGGCATTGGGGCTGCACCTGCGGCTGGAGCTTGTGGTGGAAAAGGATTGTTAGCGGCAGCTTGCATTCCACCTTGTGGCGCATTGTTCTGTGCTTCTATCTTTTGCATCTTGTAGCCTCGAACCGATGTGAACCAATCTGTTGTACCATCCTTCTTCGTTCCTTGATATGATTCAACGTCAAAGAATACTTCAGCAATATCCCCGACATTAAAACCATCCGGAACATGTACATTCTTACCACTGAATTCAAAGATGATGCGCTTTTCGTAGCCACGTTCACCTGTCAAACCATCGAAACGTGTTGCATCAAGCATCAAACGTCTCTTTTCAAATGGTTCTTTACCTTGTCTCTGAATAGATTGAATGCCTTCGATAGCAACAATCTTACCCTTATAACTATTTGCCATAACTTAAAATATTTAATAAAACAATAAATTATCCAACTCGTTTCAAGGTCAAACTAGGCTTTACCTTAGTTACCTTTTTGTACTTTTTCAATAGATGGTTGTAAGCCTCTTCATCATCCGCATCAAAAGCCTTCGTGTCTAACGTAACTCTCTCAGAAGCGGACTTCAAAGAATAAGTGTAAATTGAAGTTTTATAAGAAGTGAGGTTGTCATTTGACATACCATCAAAGATAGCTGCCTTCAACTCCTTCTCCTGTTCTTGCAATTTAGCAATGCGCTCTTGAACGTCCATGAGTGCGATTTCGTTATCTATAATATAATAAGGTGTCTTTGCATCATCACAATACAAACGACCTTCTTTCTCGCATCGGAACAATTCTTTAACATCACTCGCTGGTCTTGGCTTGCCTAATGGGATGAGTTTACAGATTGTTCCACGCTTCTCGTCATCACGCAACCACATACAACATATACGTGTAACCTTCAGATGAGGATTCAATGTTTCGAAACCGAACTTATACATTGAGTTCTGCCAACGCACATACTCCTTATTAACGGAATAAGTACCCTTAATATCCCAAATCTCAACCTCATTGTCCGGTGCATCAACATTGTGCATCACCAAGTCGATTGCACTTGCATGGTCTTCTCCGATACGAAGGACATATTCGCTGCCAATAATCTCATATCCTTTCTCTTTGATATAAGCAACAAAAGCCTTGACGCTCTCTGAGGCTGGCTCTATACCCAATGAAGCAAACAACTCAACCTGCTCGTGGATAATAGTGCCTTTTTCGGCAGCTTTTTTCAATACTTCTTCGCTTACGTTAGAGTACATGTTGGGGAAGACATACTGATGAAGCATACCTGTAATACCACTCAATTCACGACCATCATAAAAGTACTGGTGTGTGGAGTCCTCATAAAGGACTCTGCTGTTATTCAATTGTATCATACTAATCTTGATTTAAATTGTGTCAACTTAGCTAAGAACTCTGCATTCTTTTGATATTCTGGATAAGCATCATAAACTGCTTTTAAATCCTTCTTGCTCTGTGCGAGTTCCATCTTTCGTAATGCACATTTTCGTTTAAACTCTTCGGACTTCTGAAGGTCTGGAAATCCGTTCCAAACTCTATCTACGTCCTCCCAAATCTGAGCCTGTTGCAATTGTGGATAAGCATACTGTTTTTGCTCATTAAGATTTTCATCTTTTTCCTCCTCGCTCTTTGGAGCTGGTTCGGAGCATCCATATACTTCTTTCTGCTTATTCATCCATTCAAGAACTTCTTGCTCGGTCATGCCACAATACCAACGTACAATGTTATTCTCATCTTGAATGATGAGTTTTGTTATACATCTGTTAGTATAACCTACATATCCTACATGGAAAATCGTCTTCAATTTTCCGCTTGGAGTATATTCTGCGTTTCGATTGAGGTTGATGAATATCTTCTTGGGAGCAGTATACAATTCTCGACCGATACCTAAACAAGAGCATGCACGTTTGAAAGAATCACTTGCTTGACCTTTAACGGCTTCAGTGTTACTTGGCGTACCAACATCTTGTTTATCTATCCAACCGATACCTTCTTTATAAACGGAAACCGTACAAAAGAGGTTCTGACCAATAAGCTCATGCTTACGTTTCCAACCATAGATGCCGAACTTCTCATCTAATCGTCTCATGTCACATCTTGCGTCCTTGTAAAGCAACAAGGAACACCAGTCCGGTGACTTCTGATTACCACCTTGACCGACACGGACTTCTATCTCATCCGCATCAAGGAGGCGAAACTCATAATCCTTAATTTCTACGCTCTGCCCTTCTACAGGCTTCGCTGCCTTATTCTCTGCCATAGTCGTATATTTTAAATAATCATTTTCTTTATCTGACAAGAAACAACAAGTTCATTGATTTCTTTGAGAGAATAATATCTAGGTGAGTTTTTACTATCACCTACATATTCTTTCATTAACCTATTCTTGACCCATTTGTCAATCATCTGCTTTTCGAAACCTTTTGATGCAAGATAGCATTCGGCATCCTTTCTGCGTATCTTGTCGGAACGCAAGCCCATTTCGAATTGGGCATCCATCCGTCCCGCTTGAAATGCGACTGATACTAATTGCTTAATCTCGCTTAATGACATATTCTTTCTACAGTTTTTATGGTGTGTCTCACCTTTTTATGTAATATTACAAAAAATATATTAAATTTCTTGCAAGTTACGATATTTTTATGTATATTTGCAACATATTTAATGTTTACGAGTGCAAAGATAAGAAAAGTATCGCAAATATGCAAACAAATTAGTGTTTAAATATACTATATTAACCTTTATTATCTTTAAACTCTAAATGTTTACATAAATTAAGTTACACATGCGCTTACTGCGTATTAAATTTTAGGTTATGAATAGTGCATACGAAAGACTGAAGGCTGTAATCACTGCTTTGGGTTACACTTCAAATGAAAAATTCGAGGAGACCGTAGGCTTAGGACATGGCTTCGTAAGCCGTATAACTAATCGTGTATCTTCCAAAAGCTTGCAAGCTATAACGAGAAAATTTCCGCAGGTAAATCCAAGTTATATTAGGACAGGAATGGGGGAAATGTTCATCTCTTCACCTATAAAGGTAAGCGAAAACGAAAACGCAAAGACTAGACTGCGTGAGTATCTTAAATATAAAGGAATTACCAAACGTGAATTTTGCGACAAAGCTGATGTGGCCTCTAACTTTCCAATCATAGGGAAAAATGGTGTGTTCACGGCAAGGGTATCTTATAGAGTAAATTCTAAATTCCCAGATCTTAATATGGATTGGCTAGCTAATGGAGCTGGTGAAATGTTGCAGCCGGAGGCTAATATTGAAAAATTCAACAACTACAAAAGCAGAATTGCGCCATTCTGTACGGAGATGGGAATTAGTACTACATTCTTCTTGCGGAAATGTAAGAGCTATACCAGTGCAATTAACAGGTTGCCGGATATGCCTAGCGAGACTTTCTTGAAGAATATCTCTTTGGCTTACCCTCAGCTAAATTTGAATTGGCTTAAGACTGGAGAAGGAAAGATGTTTAATGACGACATCAAGTCGAATATCAATTCAAGCGTCAGCTTTGTTCCTCTTGTTCCACAGATGGCTTATGCAGGTTATCTCAGCGGATATGCAGATGATGTATATATATCATCGCTCCCTACAATCCCTATTGTAAAGGAAGATAAAGAAAAGTACGTAGCATTCGAGGTAAGCGGTGATTCTATGGATGATGGCTCGTCTAGAGCTTATCAGAATGGAGACATCGTTATATGTAAAGTCTGCCCTGACTACATGGTCAAGAGCAATGGACTTCATATAGACGGAAAGGAATATATCATAGTTCATAAAGAAGGTATTCTGTTGAAGCGTATCATCGACTTGGATATGAATAATGGAAAGCTTATATTGCGTTCCTTTAATCCTACCTATCGTGATTTAGAGTTGGATTTAGTAGATGTGAAGCAGCTCTTAGTTGTGGAATATCAGCAGAAAAGGAAATGATAATGTAAAGTATATTTGTATGTTCTGTGGAGTAGGCTTGCAAAAAATGTCGCAAAATTGCCGCAAAATGATTATTCGCCTATAGCTTAAGTTGCTATTGTTTAGGCATTTTATTTGTGTTCCGTATAACAGCCTTCTAAGCTGTGGGTCTTGGGTTCGAACCCCAACGGAATCACGAAAAAAGGTGGACTAGTCATAACGACCAGTCCACCTTTTTTTTCTACATATCCATCTATCCGTTTCACATGCAGCTCGTTACGCCCAGCGTGGCACCGATGGCTGTGAGAAGCGAAATCAAAACCTTAAGTACAAGTTTCCAGTTTTCTTTCGACATAGGCTTTTCCGTTTAGTGATTGATAATTACGTGAATAGAACAGGAGAGAGGAGCCCCCGCTCTGGGGGGCTGTCTTCTAGATGGTTACATCCGTAGAGTCGCCATTACCCTCGTCCTTGCCGGTCTGCGAACCGCCGCCTGTGGTATCCCCAGTGTTGCCGCCAGTAGTGCCGCCAGTAGTGTCACCAGTAGTGCCGCCGTTCTCCTTGCCGTCGCCCTCAGTATCCTCCACATCATCCGAATCCTTGGAAGATACGTTCTTCACAATCTTGCCGTTGCGGTCGTAGCAGGTGATGCTGATGCTCGTGTTGGCAAGCTCCTGCTTAATCTCCACACTAGGGGTGAAAATCACGCGGCGCAGGGTGATGAGCTTGCTGCTCACCTCATCCACCGACTTCACCGCATCGGCACGCAGACCGAAACGCATGGTGCCCAGACCCGGGATAGCCACCGAGTGACCCTCTGTGGCCCATGCCTTCAGCACCTCGCTCAAGGCTGAGTAGGCCACCTTCATCACGGCGGTGGTGAGTCCGCCACGGATGGCAGCCTCCTGAATCACCTTCTCCGGGGTGAGCTTGTTGTAGAACATAGGCTGCATCACGTACATGTACACATCCTTCTCCTTACTCAAATAAGCGATCTTGCGCTCCACTGCTTTTACATTAATTCCCATAACATTTTAAGTTTTTAGTTCAATAAAATTGCAGATTCCTTTGTATCTCTGCAAGCCGTTGTGTTTCAACGACAATGCAAAGATACAAAATTTGGAGCCCAAAAACAAGGAATGTTCGCCACTTCATCAGAAAAACATGAATATCAAGCGTAGATTAGTTCTTCTTCTTCAGTAGATTATCCAGACTTTTCACGATATAGGCCGGAGGCGTATCCACCTGATGCTTCGCCATCGCGTTATAGGCTGCTTTGAAACACTGATTCACGGGGTCCTTGTCTTCCAAGGTGAGGCGCTGGCTCAAGTTATACGCCACTTTGGAGTTTACATTCCAGGGAGCTTCGGTAAGTACTTTTCTGAGCTTAAATTTCATGAATACCAACTCCTGCCTGTCTGCCGGCTTCAGCGCATTCTCATCCTCGTTTCGAAACTTGATTTCAAATATCACAAGACTCCCATAAGTTCCCACCACCTGGTTGCGGCAGGTGGCTATCGTATGAATAACAATGTAATCAAGAAGATTATAATTGTAAGCATTCTTAATCTCCTCTTCAGCCACGGACAACTGGAAATACTCCAGATTTCCCGTGCCTCGATACACCGTATTGCTGGTGAGCAGAGACAGAATCTCGGCAGGACGAAACTTCACGTAACCCTGCTTCAGACGACTCTCGCTCAGAAGATAAAGGCAGCGGGCCGACTGGTGGCGGAACGACTCATAAACCTGAGGCAACACCTTGAAATAACCCAAATCCAATGCGAAATAATACTTCGCCACCTCTATCGGCATCTCCAGAATAACTCTCTTCTCCTGACCCACCTTGTGATCCCTTACGTAGCGCAGAAGATAGGTAAACTCCCTGTAACACAGGGTAGGAGAGGAACCCGAAGAGTCGGTATAAGGGATGCCCACCGGCTTCTTGCCGATGTCCTTCAACGCCTTCTCCAGGTTGCGGTAATGCGACTTGCAAGGCTCCAATGCCTTGTAAGGAACTTCCAGGCGCAGCATGTTGTCAATGCGCTCAAAAGCGCTGAAATCCATTTCACCATGGTGAGCCTTCTGGCTGATAGCCAGCTTAATCTCCTTCTGGTCAAACACATCAAGTCTGAACAGATACTTCTGTTCTTGCGGGCTGTAGCTGTGGTGCAGGGCGCAATGAGTACCAAGCTCGGTGGCTTCGGTAAGTGTAAAATTGTTGTTTATTCTTTTCATTGTCCTCAATGTTTTTAGGATTTTATAAAGTGGGGGTGGCAATGAAAAAAATCATGGAGGGATGCGACTAAAGCTGTTAGATGCCAGAATTATTTTTGGCGAAGTTTTCTGGTACTATTTCCAAATCTTGTCGAATCAGACCAGAAATCTTCGCTTGTCACACCCCCATGACTTATCATGTGAATGCGCACGAGAATTCCAGTCTGAACTTGGATTTGGAATTTCCCTAGAAAAGGATTCTTCGCCATACCTTAACTAGAGACTTAAGCTTCAAATTCAGAGATATTCTGATGCGTTGGCAGCCTATTGCTAGCCTGCCCTATGTCTGCCAATGGTCTTTTACAACCAAAGTGCGCTGCAAAGATAAATATTTATTTTGAAACAAACAAGTTTTTACCAGTTTTTTTTTCATTTTTACCGAAAAAAACTTCGAAACCGTCATGACCATTTTTCTCTCTTTTTCTCTATATATCATATAATCATAATTCTAGAAGCGCAATTTTCACCGATAACCATCTGATTGATAGGCAGATATATTTTTTGCCTCATATCAGATGTAACAGTCCCTCCCGGAAATCTGATCAAAGGTAAGGGTTTCCATTGTCGGCAGGTAATACTTTTTCCGCTTTTCTTATCCGGGGTAACTATCCATAAATTTCTCTTATCAGATGTAACCAACTTAGGAAAATCTTCAACTCTCTTATCAAAAGCAACCAGTTAAGGAAACGTAAAAAACAAGCCCCGCTTGCGGAAATCGACGGGAAACGCCGCATTGCGTCAGTACTACAAAAAAGGATTTTGTAACTTTGCAGTGTTCAAATCAATGGACATCGTAGATTATTAACTTTAAAATGCAAGATTATGGCTAGATTGATTACAATGATTGTGGTTCACTGCAGCGCTACTCGCTGCAACCAACCTTACCCAGTGCAGCAACTCTTTCACGACCATGTGGAGGTGAACCACTGGCGCTACATCGGCTACCACTTCTACATCACCAGAAGTGGCAGAGTGGAGACCACCCGACCTCTGGAGAGAATGGGCGCACATGCCAAGGGGCACAATGCCCACAGCATCGGCATCTGCTACGAGGGCGGACTCGACGAGCAGGGACAGATAGCCGACACCCGCACCGAGGAGCAGAAGAAGGCGATGGCGAAACTCATTGTGCAACTGAAGCAGCAGTTTCCCACCATCCTCAAGGTGCTGGGCCATCGCGACCTGCCAGGTGTGCAGAAAGCATGCCCATGCTTCGATGCCACCACGCTCCAGCCACTGTTACATCTGAAATGAAAATCTTAAAGAATGTATCTTTTTGATACAGGTACCGGAATTTTTGTGTAACTTTGCCATCAGAACAGAATCAATAACTAAAAACTTAAACTAGATGAGTGTTACAAAACAACATTTCGTAGAACGTAGAATGATGGGCAAGCAGGAGCTTGCTCATCTCTACTTTCCCCACAGCAAGCAGAATGGGCATGCGGCAAGGGACAAGTTCATGGATTGGGTAAAGGGATGTCATCCGCTTTATGCCAAACTGTTGGAACTGGGCTACACGCCATCGGTTCATGATTTCTCGCCCAAGATGGTGGATTACATCTTCTACTATCTGGGGGAGCCCGACGGGGTATGATTCCCCCTTTCTTGAAGGCTAAGAATATTTATCCTTAAGGCTAAAAATATTTTCCCTTAAGGCTAAATATATTTACCCTTAAGGCTAAATATTTCATTCGTACTGAAAACAATTAAAAGTGTAGAATCATGGAGATTAAAATCATTCGTTTTGGTAGATATCATCATGCCGTGAGTGGCAGGTTGCTGATAGATGGTCAGCACGTTTGCGATACCTTGGAGCAGGATACCGGCTGTCTGCCGGAGGGGGAGTATGTTATGTGCCGCAACAAGGCATCGTCCTTACCTTATTATATATATAGTGGAAAGGAGGATATAGGCAGCGGCTTGGAGCAGAAAGCAGATTGTGTTCCGGAGGAGAAATCAGATTGTGTTCCGGAGAAGAAATCAGATTGTGTTCCGGAGGAGAAAAACAGGAAGGTTTTTCTGTCGATGGGGAATGGCATTCATGGCTGGCGCCGCCGTTGCATCATCGTGGGCGAGTGCCTTCATCTGGGCTTCCTCATCCGCAGTCAGGAGCATTACGATCAGCTTCTGCCCCGTCTCCGCATGCAGCTGGTCCGCCATCGCCCCATCGTGGTGAAGATTTCCCGTTCCCCCGATTTCGTGGATGCGGCGTAA